TCACGCATCGCCATCCCCCGGTGCGTCGACGAAAAGAGACTCCAGGCCGCTGCGTGCTGCACGAGCTGCGGCCGGATCTCGGCGGCTAGCTGGTCCGTAAGGCTTGTGGCCATACCCCGTTGGGGGCGCTGCCGGGATGTCGCCACCTTCCGGCGGGCTGGTCGAGGCAACGACGCGCCGAGCATCGTCCATCGCCGCATTCCATCCACGCACATACACGCGGATCTCGGCGTCGACGTGCTTCGGCAGCAGAGGACTCCACACCACGTCGTCCTGCTTGGTTAGTTGGTTGCGCTTGGTGTGAGCGCCGCATCCTGGCCACTGACGCTCGAGTTCTTGGATTAGAAGTGCGCGGCGCCTTTGGTTGAGGAGTTCGATGATGCTCATCATGCCGTTTCCTCTATGACGCACACACGAGCTGCGGTGTTCAGCAGCGTTCGCGCGGCCATCGCGCTTGCTCTCAGCTGCGGATTCTCAGACGCTTCCAGGATGCTTGCTGTGATCTCCAACGCGCTGGCGAGGGTGGCGCAGCGCTCGCGCAGGTCGGCCGCCTGCCCCTTAATTTCGGAGAGCTCGGCATTGGCTTTGTCGTACAGGCGTGTGTAGAGCGCACGGCCGCGGACTGCTGCCGCCAGTTGTTCGGTGGGGTTGCGAGGCTTATGCATTGGTGAAGCCCTCCACCTTGGACAGATGATTGGCAAGCTCTTGGGCGCGCGCCCGGCCCACGGAGGCAAGGCCGTGGAGCGCTGGGGGATTGGTTGCGTTATCCAGCGGCATGAGTTCGTCCAGAGCATCGAAAAGAGACTGGATCTCCCACGCCATCGAAGCTAGATCTTGGGGGGCGGGAATGCTGCTCATGCCGCCTCCCGCAACACGGGGGCGCTTCGTCCGGCCTTAAACGGTGGGCGAGCGGTCATTCGGCCGATCAGCCTTTCCGGTAGTTGATGCTGCGGATTTTCCATCGCCCGGGCCTCATATTCGCGGGCGCGCTGCATAACAGTGGACGAAATGTCTGGACCGATCCAAACGTGCGCATTTTCCCGCGCAAGCATCCGAAGGGGGACGGCGTGATATGGACCCGGCCTCACATGCGGAAATGGGCGTTTGGCGTAGTTCTTACGTCCGCCAGTCACCTGGTCAAGATATTGAATCTCCGCTTCAATTGCATCTTGGTCGCGCCGGCCGCACTCGGTCAGCGGCATGGGGCGGTCGCAAACCTGAGCCCAAGCCCAGCGATCCGCAAGGATCTCGTTTGCCTGATCAATGCGATTTAGGATGTCCCGCCGGAAAGCTGGATCAGCGGCTGCTGGGCTGAGCTGAAACGAGAGGGGGCAATAGTTGTCGGCCCCGTGCCCAATTTCGTGGTGAAGCCAAAAGCGGTACATTTCGGCGTCTTTGAGTTGCGCCAGATCACATTCGTATCGAGATTGCGCGCGACGTCGAATGCCTCCCGCGTCGATCATCGTGCAGAGCAGTAGCGACGGGGGTTCGACCAGGGATCCGACTACGGCGTCTGACGTGGCGTCAATCACGCTCGCATCGATGCCTGACCGCAGCCCAATGATCTCGGCGGGCTGGTCGAACAATCGCAGGACCATGCCGCAGGCCTTCGCAATTTCTGCAAATTCCCGATACTCGATCGGCGTGATACGGATGAGCGTGTTGGTGCGCTTGTTCATGCTGCACCTCCTTCGTCATCCTGTTCCCGCGCCCAATCGTCCTGCTCTTCGCGCGTCATCGCATGAAGGCGCAGATCCTGGCGCAATTTTTGATGGCCAGGTACCGGCTGTCCGATGACCTGGAAGTTCACGAGCAGAGCGCCGATCGCATCGAGAAAATCGCTACGTGCGCCAGCGGGCAACGCTTCGAATGCCCCGCGCAGACCTGAGGGGAAGAGATAGCCTTCCGCTACCTCGGCTGCGGTGCAGAGGCCCACATGCCATTGCTCGGCGGCGTGGAATCCATCCACTTTGAAGGGAAAGGAGTTCATGCCGCTCCTCCCTTGCCCAACAAGCGGCCCGTCACGATGCGGTGCAACTCGGCGAACCGCTCCACGTACCAATGCGGTTGGGTCTCCCGCGGCGATGCCGGGTTGGTCAGGTTCTTGCCGTACGCGAGGCCTTTCTCAGTAACCGCCCAGAAGTGCTTCGTCTTGGTAGACACGGAGCGGCTGGCGCGCGTGCGCTCTTCCAGCATGCCGGCGTCGCGCAACAAGACGTTGTAGGCGGCGACGTTCGTCGTGATTCCGTGTTCCTTGAGCAGAGCCGTTAGGGAAGCAGTCGGCATAGAGCTTCCGGTCGGACCATCGGGCGCTGCATCTACCACATAGGCTGGCAGGAACGATGTGTCCAGGCGGTGGTTCTTGGCGATGTGCTGAAGCATTGCCACTTGCGACGACGGCGCCGGACGCAAGAGGCGGGTGAAGCACTCCATGATGGCCAGCTCGCCGACCAGCCGGGGAGCGGCTTCGGGGGCGCGAGGATGGCCGGTTTGATCGTGCAGCCGGCGCTCGCATTCGATGAAGTACAGTCGCGCCTGCTTGCCCTTGGCGTTGCGCTCGACCATGGATAGTTCCTTGGCCATGTCGAGGGTCAGGACATATTCCTTGATCGGGCGGCCGCCGCGGAGGTTTTCCCCGATTTCGGTGAAAACCTCGAAGTCCTGATGTTCAACGAACGCATACTGGTCGATGCGGTCTTTGATCCAAGTCGAGAAGTCTTTGCCGACCTCTAGGAAGGAGTGCAGGTCGCGTGCATTGGCTGTCGGGACGGCTTGTCCACCGATCTGGCAGGTGCCTACGGGAATGAGGTGGTTCATTGCGACACCCCTTCGGCGAGAGCGGCGATTTCGCGCGCGAGATCTTTAGCTTGGTGGACGTAGGCGTCTTGAAGCGAATCGCTCAGGGTTTGAAAGCTCTGGCGTTCGAGACCCATGAATTGAAGAAGCGCGTGGAGAGACTGCGCTTTGATGGCAATGGCGTTCAAGCCCTCGGCGGCAGGCGGGCATTCTCCAGTTGGTATCACATGTGTGGGTGCGCTACTATTGCTCGAGAGCAACGATTTGGTTTGGGGCATGGCGTGACTCCTGTGCCTTAGGTTTTTGGTGGCGACTGTGTCGCCGGTTGCTCGCATGGCCCCTTCCTGGCTGCAATCCAGGTCGGGGCCAAACTTTTTGGTACGTCTAGTACCAACGAAAGTTAGACGTATCTTACGTTTGGCATTTTATATCGTCAACTGCGCCTTACAATTTTGACGGCAGTTGTGCTACGCCTGCGGACTGTTGCGTATAGGTCAGAGCTTAGCGCCCGTCGTCTTTCTGGTACGCGGCGCGCCAGGGGCGATCAGCTAGGGCCGCGCATCGTCCACGAGTCATGCTCTGGACGCGAGGATAGTTTGCGACGGGCTCGGGGGAACGGTCTTGCGCAATCCAGATCTGAATCGTGGACTTGGCTACACCGTGGACTGCCGATACGACCGACAGACGCATACGGCCCGTGGCAGCCAGTGCGGCGCTATGGGTTTTAGCGGTATGTACCGATTTGCTATACGGGGCGGTGCGACCCGATTTGAGAATGGCGGCTTGCATCGCTGCTGCACTCCTGCGAGGTGAATACAGGTGCAGTCTGGCGATCGAGGGAGCGTTCTGGGCCTAACTCGGGTTGGGCAAAACCTAATTCGGGTGCTGATCTATGATTTTTCAGCTTTTTTTGGAAGATACTCCGCGGCTTCCTGTAGCCGCTTGCGTATTGTGTCTTCTTTCACATCATCTATGCCTACGGTCTGGAAATCCCGCAGCAATTCTGCAACCGTGGCCGTCCTTTTCTCGCCTGTATAGGACTTGTAGTTCGCCGCCGTGAGTCCTGCGATGATCTTTAGGAGGGTGTTTTTCTCGCGTGTAGATAGTTGATCATCCTCTTTCGCCTTTGGGGCGGAAGTCAATGATTGCTCAAGGCCTCGCAATGCTGTCGTTCGTACCGCGAGCTCAATGTCCTCCGTCAGACAGTCGTCATACGATTCAATCTGCCAGAGATCGCCGCTATCTTCCTGAATGAGCAACCTACCTGTATCGTATTGGGCAGATTCCGAAGGCCTGCTAAATTCGTCCAGGCATTGCAATAGGAACACGCGTGAATAGCGAGTAGCGGGCAGGTCCGCTATTTCACGTCCCGGCTGGTCTCGGGCGTAGCCAATTGCGCTCATTCCCAATTGCAGCATCTCTCCCTCCCCGCAAAACTCGGGAAGGTGTATTACCTCACCATCCACCGGCTCCCGCCTCGTAAACACGGATTGTCCCGTGGAAGCCCCTTCATTCAGTTGGTATTCGACTTCTTCATATTCGATTTCACTTGCCGGTTTTTTGTACCAACGGCGTGCGTATAAGTAGCTTGCCAGCAGGCGAATCGATAGCCGTAGATGACCGTCCAGGGCCAATTGAATTACGTCGGCTTCGGTGACGTGCTCACCAAAGGATACGGAAAGGTACTTGGCAGCGTCGGCCAGTGTCACCCATTGCTTCAAGGTGAACAGCTTGCTCATGCTCTCTTCCTAGTCGCTAAGGCATCTGGGATCTGACCTAAGACCTTTCGCACCGTGTCATCCGAAACTGGTGCTCCGATATCGTCTGTCCGTTGCGCGACATTGGTGGTCGCGCCTCGTTCGTTGAGGTCGATTTCAGAATACTTGCAGAGTGCGGCGATGATGATGAGTAGAGTATTCCTCTCGGTTGTCGCCAATTGGGAGGTGTTCTTTTTCAAGGCTTCTAGCTCCTTGATCGCAGGTGCGGCCTGTTCCTTCCACGCTGTTTCAGCTTTTTCAATCCGTGCCTTCAGTGCATCACGTTCGGCCTGCAGCGCCCTAAAGCTGTCCGCGTTGATAGCCGTATGAGTCGTGCGCTCGATTTCATCAAACAAGAACTTTGGCTTGTCGGCTGGGAATTCTCGCGAAATCCATTCCTTCAAGTCATTGCGGGAGACATGGCGACGTTCTGGGGCAACGTGCTGCGTTGAGCCGTCGAAGGCTTTGCCGCTTTCCCTGCTTACCAACAGAATGCCTTGTTCAATAGCTTCGTGGATCGCTCGGCACCTCGGCTCGAGACAAGGAATGTAGGGGTGTCTGAAGACTGCGCGATGGACCTGTTCTGCAATTTGTAGATGTTCCTGCACTTCGCCGGCAGGAATGCCGCACCACAATGCCGCAGCAGTTGGCACCGGATACACCGTGTAGTAAGACTGGACTTGCTCACAGCTATCATTGGCCCAAGCTTGACTCTTCATTGCGCTGTCCTATGCGCCGCCCAAGGAATAGGAGCCAGCACCAGGCCGATGGGCGTTTCGGCATAGACCCGTCGGGTTAGGTGCTGGCAACAAAAACCCGATCAAGCAGCCTTCGGCTTTTTGGCCGTGCTCACGCGTGCAGATGCCTCCCACTCGTCAATTAATGCGAGGGCGCGTCCCTCAATCATTCTTTTGACGGCGTCTGGCAACTGGGCGTACCGCGCAGGGTCGATCGCTTGAAACGGCCACTCTCCTGACGTCCGAGCGCCTGCATCTCTTTGATCCAGATCACCTTGGCGCGGCTCGCCGCGGCCGGTTGCCACCCAAATCGCGTCCACATTGCAAGCAGCGGCCAATCTGGACGCGACTTCCGCTGTCAACGTCTTGACGCTGCCATTTCGCCAATCGGAGACGGCCGCGCGACTTACGCCAGCCTGTCTGGCTAGCTCAGCGGCGCTCCAGTGATTCTCGGAGAGCAGGAAGTTAATGCGATCGGGGAGAGTGGTCATGGCGTCAATTTATCCTAACAAATGTAAGATGCGGCTTGCATTTTAGTGCAAGATACGTCTAACATTGCGCATGGAAAGAAATTTGACCCCCGAGAGCGACATGCGCCCCGTACTGCGTGCAATCCTCGCCGCAGGAGTTCGGCAGGCAGAGATAGCCCGAAAACTCGGCGTGTCTCGCGCGTGCATATCGGATGCCGCCAAGCCTAGCGATAGACCTTGGATGCCCTCATATGCGACGGGCGTGGCACTGCTGTCCATGCTTCGGGATCAAACATCGTGATCCCGGGGGGGCGCCCGCATGTTTAGCGTCGATGCCACGCTTATCGGCCGTGCGGAAGAGGTCGGCGTGTTGCTCGCACCTCGACATCGAGTATGCCGCCCGTTCGGGAGGCGCGTGCGCCGTACGTTAGGCAATCCAGCAGGCCAATCGGCCAAGGAATGGAACGTCGACCACCCAATCGTCAAATCCGTTCGTGCGCAGATTGGCATTGTGGGCTGGGATAGCCAGCGCGGTGATCGTGTCAGGGCCATTCGCCTGAAGGCGCCGCAATTCGCGGTCGATCTCGGCCAAAGTCATCTCAGGGGCCCGCGCGGCCAAGTCACCGAATTTCTCTCGTTGGACAGCGCAACGGACAGCCTTTTGCGCGGGTCGGATCTCTCGCTCGAGGTATGCCGCGGCAGCGATTACGCCGCCGATTACTCCGGCAATCACCCCCCGGCCGCCTGCGACCGCCGCCACTGCTGCCGAGCCGCCGACCATGTTGATCAACGAAAAGACACTATCGATTCGCCGATAAAAGCGCTCGTTCATGTCGTTGAACGTCACGCCGTAGAGGACATCAAGGACCGCCTCGGCGTGGTTCCTTTCAACGGTCGTTATGGCCTGCTTGGTAGTCATTCCGCATCCTTTGAGGTTGAGGCTGCGGCGTCGGATTGCGCCGCGGGGGTGCCTGATTTCTCTTTTCCATGGTCAGTCCCTTGTGAGCAGGTTGGGGGTGTAGGAGCCAACATTCTGTCACAAGTGGACTCGACCGCCCATATCGAGTCGGAGGATGTGGCCGAAGTGCACATCCCCGGCGTCACCACCACGCCGCCGGCACCGGGTGCCGTCCGCATCGGCCCGGAGGACGTGTAGCCATGAACACGGCAGTTTCCATCTTGATCCTAATGGCCGCGTTCACGTGGCTGCTGATGCTGATCGTCGGTTACTGCGTGGGCCTCTGGCTTCTGTGGCGCCGGCGCGGCATGCGCAAGTGGATTGCCGATTTCGATCGAGGTCTGGAGCGCGAAGAACGCACCCGGGTCAACTTTCAACGCCGCCACCGGCTCAGGCCGTAGGCGGATAACGGTGTGCACACGGCTAGGGTAGCTCCCGAAGAGATGGACTCCTCCACCCATCCTGCCGAAGTGCCTTCTTTGTGGAGTGATGGAGGTTCTATGGCCCCTCGCATGATCGTGCCTTTGCTGCGCTACACGGACGCACGTGGCACGGAACGGGAAATTTCCCTGGTGCAGCACCAGCCCGACCAGCCGCCCAGGATCGTCAGCGGCTCAGGCCCCGACGCGCTCGATGTGCCGCTGTCGGCCTTGTTCGGCGTTCAGATCACGCACGATCCCATCCGCCAACTGATCGGTGATGGGCCGGAGTTCGCAGAACTGCCCGCCGACCGAGTACGTGAGGCCGCTGCCCTGGCACTACGGGCGCTGCCCGCGTCCGCAGGCTGCTTCCGCGTTGTGTGGATACCCGACGACGGATTGCCGTTCTGAGGCGCACACATTGACACACGACAACACGTCGCCGCAGGTCGAGGACGGCCATACGCGCATCGCAAACGAGCTCCTTGAGGGCTTGTGCCGTGCCGGCCTTTCAGCGCGCCAGTGGGCCGTTGTGATGGCCGTGGTTCGCAAAACCTATGGGTATGGAAAGAAGGCTGACGACATCAGCCTGGGACAACTCTCATCTATGACTGGCATCGCCAAGCCCCACGTCAGCCGTGCTGTAAACGACCTCATTGCCGCAGGCGTCCTACGCCGGACGGCCGGCACATTCAGCAACTCGCTGTCCCTCAACAAGCGCTACAAACAATGGACGCTTGGGGGCGCTGCTCAAACCGTTACGGATTCGGTTGCGCAGGGGTTACCGAAAGAGCAACGGGGGTTACCGGAACAGCAACCCCTTGATGGGGTTACCGAAACGGCAACCCAAGTTACTGATTCGGTAACCACTACTGGGGTTACTGATTTGGTCACTGGGGTTACTGATTCGGTAAGGGTTACCGATTCGGTCACGCAGGGGTTACCGATTCGGGAACCACAAAAGGAAACTATACAAAAGAAAGAAAAACCCTTGTCGGGCAAGCCCGACTCGGCGGCTCATCCCGAAGCCGAAAGCGACGCCGCCAAGACCATCATCGCCCATCTCAACGAGGTGACTGGATCGGCGTTTAAGCCCGTAGAGTCCAACCTCCGCCTCGTGCGCGGCAGACTCGGCGAGGGCTACACCGCGGAGGAAATTCGCGCGGTGATCGACGCCAAGCGCGCCGAGTGGTTCGGAAATCCGCGTTGGGGGAAGTACCTGCGGCCTGCGACCTTGTTCAACGCGACGAACTTCGCGCAGTACGCGGGGCAGCTGAGCAACGTCGTGATGCCCGAGGATGGGCGCGTCGATCTGGGCAATGGTCGCTATCGGCTCAATGGCCGAATTTTCGGCGCTGATGGCCGTCCGGAGGTGGTGCTGTGAAGACCTTCGATGACTTCGGGATCGACCTGCGGGGCCGCACGGGCGTGGAGGTCAAGACCACGTGCCCGAAATGCTCGCCCAGTCGCCGGAAGAAAAACTATCCGTGCCTGTCGGTCAACACCGAGAAGGGCCTGTGGAACTGCCACCACTGTGGTTGGGGCGGGTCGCTGGGCCACGGCGAAGAGCGCCGGCCCGAGGCTCCGAAGATCTACCGCAGGCCGGACTACGTGCTGAACCGCACCGATCTGCCCCAGGCCGTCGTGGACTACTTCGCCGGGCGCGGGATCAGCCAGGGCACGCTGCTGCGCAATTGCATCGGCTACGGCTCACAGTACTTCCCACAGGTCGAAGAGGAACGCACCTGCGTGATGTTCCCGTACTTGGACGGCGACGAGGTGATCAACGTCAAGTACCGCACCGGCGACAAACTGTTCCGTCTGGCCTCGGGGGCGCAGCGCGTGCTGTACGGCTTGAACGATGTGGATGCAGTCCTGATCTGGGTCGAAGGCGAGATGGACAAGTTGTCGGTGGAGGAGGGCGGTTTCAAAAACTGCGTCTCGGTGCCCGATGGCGCGCCCACGCCGGACACGAAGAACTACGACAGCAAATTCGATTTCCTGGATTGCGAGCAGTTGGCCAGCGTCCGCGAACACATCATCGCTGTGGACGACGACGCGCCGGGCCGGCGCCTTCAGGAAGAGTTGGTTCGCCGCCTCGGTCGCGATAAGTGCCTGATCGTGACCTGGCCAGAAGGCTGCAAAGACGCAAACGACGTGCTGATCAAGCTTGGCCCCGAAGCCTTGCAGAAGTGTATTGAAGACGCACAGCCGGTGCCGATCGAGGGAACGTACTCCGTGACGGACTTCCGCTCGGAAATTCTGCGCCGCTACGAGGGTGAGGTCAGGCGCGGTGTGTCGACCGGCTGGCCCGGCATGGACGGGCACTATACGGTGCTGGAAGGGGAGTGGACCCTGGTGACCGGCATCCCCGGCCATGGCAAATCCGAATGGCTGGATGCCCTGGCTGTCCATCTTGCGCAGCAGCATGGTTGGAATTTCGGAATGTTCTCGCCCGAGAACTTCCCTGCGGACTATCACAGCGAGAAGCTGATGGAGAAGTTCATCGGCAAGCCGTTTGCGGCGGGGCCGAACGACCGTATGGACGTGGCGGAGTTGGACAGGGCAATGGATTTCTTGGCCGACCACTTCACTTTCATGATGCCGGAGTCGCCCAGCCTTGATGCGCTGCTGGAACAGGCTAGCCGGTTGGTGACCCGCAAGGGCATCCGCGGGTTGATCATGGACCCGTGGAACGAGATCGAACACGGGCGGACCGCCGGACAGACGGAGACGGACTATATCTCCCTAGCTTTGTCCAAAATCCGCAAGTTCTGCTGGGCGCACGGCGTGCACACATGGGTCGTGGCGCACCCGGCGAAGCTCTACAAGGACAAGGATTCGGGCGACTACCCGATCCCCACGCCATACGACGTGTCAGGTTCCGCGCATTGGCGCAACAAGGCCGACAACTGCATCACTGTGTACCGGCACGTCAAGGACGAGAACAAGCCGGTGGAGATCCATATTCAGAAAATCCGCAAGAAGTTCGTCGGTCGCGTGGGTATGGTGGAACTGCAGTATGACCGGGTGACAGGTCAGTACCGCGATTATGCGCATTTCACGCGGGCGCCCATCTACTCGCTGCAAAACCGGGGATCGGCGTGATGACTGTTCTGCCATATCGGACGGTCGTCAATCTAGAAACGAGAATGCTTGCCGAACGGCACCTCTTCGTCACTCGGCTTTTCAAACGCCGCGGTATCCCCGTTCAGATCCGCGACATGGATCTGCGCAAGGCGAGTCGCTTCGTCGATAGCGATTTGTGCGGAAGGGTAGCGCTCCTCGATGGCGATGCGTTCGCCGGCAGTTCCATCTGTGCCCGGAATCAACGTGTAGCCAATGCGCCAGTGCCCGTCATCCTGGAAAGGGCGTTCTATCTGGAAGTCCCATTTTGCTTTTTCCATAGCATCTCCTGGTCGGGCCTTCATGCTACTGCGGTCAATCCGGCCCTGAAAAATCTGCGGGTATTCGCCTGATGGCGATTGCCTGCCGCAATACATCGTCCCCGCTTGCCGGAGGACGTTGCGCTTCACCGAGAGCACTGTTCACGACGGCTCTGCGGTTGAGCTTGTGGCGCGCTTGCTGCGCGTCCCTCCCTACAACCCTGGAATCGTTTGAGGACTTGATCATGCTCGATCACAACGACCCCGAAACTTGGCTGGAGCTCCCTGTTGAGGAGGCAGCCGGCGCGATCATCGCGCGAACGCATCAAATCGCGGACCCGATCTATGACACAGGCATGACGTATGCACCGTGCCGCTGCTGGCGTTGCCGTGGGGGCGTGGCGCTTGCGGACCGCGCCACCCTTGACCGTCTGCTGGCCAAACACCTGATGACGCTGAGCGAGTCCGAGCGCGGCCAATGGATGCTGTTGTGGGCCGGGCACCCGCGCCACGATGCTGACGCGCGCGAGCAGCTGAACACCTGGCTGCGCATAGCGGGTGGCAGCAATGAACCGGCGCCCTTGTATCCCGTCTACGCGATGCCGGAGGAAGCATGACCGAACGCAATGCGCCGTTTCCGCGGCTCGCCGTGGCCTTGGCCTACGCATTCAGCGAAGAACGGCATACCCTGAACCGGCCGGCTGTGGCCCGTGCGGCAGACATGCGCTTGGGCGAGCCGGGACCCCTTGCGGGCGTCGATGGATGCGCCGAAATCGCCCAGGTCCGCCAGTTCCTGGAGCGCGGCTTGGAGCCATTGCACTTGGCTGTGCTTTGGGCGCGCTATGGACAACGCAAAGTTTGTTGCAAGCATTGCCAGTCCGAGGGTGACCATCCGGGCTGGGTGGGCGCTTTGCAAAGGATCGCGGTAGCGCTGGGCGCGCATCTTTCGATGCGTACCGCACATAGCGCGCTCCTGCACGCTCTTGTACGTCGGTACTACGACAGAGGCAGTGTACGCACCTTGCAAGCGATCGCTGACGAGTACGCTTGCAACGTTCGAAGCGTGGAAAGGGCTAGCGCTAAGGCCAACGAATGGCTGCGCGGCGCACGAGAGAAGAAGGGTGCGGAACCGATCTACGGTATCGAGCAAGCGGCGCATGCCGCTGCAGAAATGCTGCTGCGCGGCGGGGGGTTTATCCCGTAGCGCTTCCTCGCCGCATCCCATGGCAAAAAACAGCGTCCTGGACCGGGAGGCCATTTCATGGAGTCGAACAAATGAAAATGTACGAAGTCGAGGTTTCGATCATGGGCGGAAACATCTATATCACGTAGCAGGACAGCGGCAGTGACGATCCCAATACAGTAGTGATCACAGCAGACCAAGCTGACTTTGTCGCTGCAGGGATAAAAGGAGCTGCAGCGAGCCTGCGGAAGGTGGAAGTCTAGCCGCACCAAGATGATCCTTGACGGTGCGGAAAACCACCGCCATAATTAGCAATAACGGATTTCCTAAGAAGTCCGTCCCGCAAAACCCGTTACGCGAAAGCTGGCGGGTTTTTTTGCGCGCAATGCTCGTAGTGTGGCTTGATTAGAGGTTCTGCTCCGAATTCGGACAGACACAGCGACATGCGTGCCATGTTCCAAGTCTGCTCTGGCGCTAAATGGAAACGCTGGTTGACTTTCTGGGCGGGTGCGCCCATAGTGAATTAGCGGCTTTTCGAGCATCGCGATTTTCGTCCGGTTTTGCGCCCTCAAGGGTGCTTCATTGTTCGCAGTCCTTTCCTTGACTAGCTCCCTTTCGGGCGATGCCCGCGATTTAAGGAGTAGAAGAATGGAAACCGGAATTGTTAAGTGGTTCAATGACGCAAAGGGCTTTGGATTCATCATGCCTGAGAACGGCGGCAAGGACCTATTTGCTCATTTCTCTGAGATAGTCAGCGACGATGGCCACAAGGTTTTAGTTGAAAACCAACGCGTCAGCTACGTTTCGGCGCCAGGCGCCAAAGGCCCACAGGCTACGCAAATTCGCGCGTTGTGAAACAGAGCCCTAGGTAAGTGAAAGATAGGAGGGCTTATGTTTCACAACAACATGATCTACAAAGGGTATCGTCTAACGGCAAACGTCTCCCGTATATCGGTTGGGAGAAGCCGTCGGCCAGCGTTCACAGCCACTGTGGCACTGGACGTCATTGCGGATCAACATGGGTTGAACGTACCCGAAGAAGTGCCGCTGTTTGCGTCAGGAGGGTTTGTTTCAAACCCTGTAATGGCCGTAGATGCTGCTATAAATCATGGGCGTCATCTGGTCGATGCTCATGTGCGACCTTCCTGAGCAACATTCGCTAGATTGCCCACGCGTGAAAGTGGACGGTATTTTTCACATGTGTCGAAAGGCGGCGCAATGCTGATTCAGCAAATGAGCAGGTACGATCTGGCAAATCGGCTGCGCGAGATGGCAGATGCGATAGAGCGAAACATACTCATTCATTGGGCCACGCTTGAGATGAGCGCGATGTCTGCTGGGGAGTTTGCGTCGGGTGAATGCCCCGGGGCTGAAGGGCAAATGCAAGGTCCAACAATGCCAGAGAGCTTGGCCGAGCAAACTATTACGATCAGGCTGACACGCGAAAACTGAGTGCTTTGCCTGCCTAAACCACAGTGCTAGATCTGAATCCGCCAAGCGCAAGCTGGCGGTTTTTTCTTTTTGCGCGGTGCCCGAGATGCCGAAAGGGCTGGACGAAGGGTGAGGCCGCTACAGACTCTCCAGTGGGGCGCGCACCCAATACTGGGGAGTCCCTGGGTTCGAATCCCAGCCGCGCAACCTGCGGGCATGCTCAAGGTGAGCCGCCGGCCTTCCAAGCCGCGCAGCGAGGGTTCGATTCCCTCTGTCCGCTCCATTCCAGGACCGCCAACAAAAAAGCCCCGAATGATTTCTCATTCGAGGCTTGGTGACCGGTGCTGATCTCCGGCATCTGACAATCCGTCTGGACTCGAACCAGCAACGCGGGTCGAACTGCCAGGTGGCCAGGGGAATTCCACCCCCAAACCCAGTACTGCGGTCCTTCGCGCATCAGCCTGCGCATTCACCAATTACGATGGTACATCAACCAAAAGCCCCGATACGGATTCTCCGGTCGGGGCTTTTCATTTTCGCGGCGTAGCGCAGTAGCAGCGCGCCGGGTTCATACCCCGGAGGTCGCAGGTTCGATTCCTGCCGCCGCAACCATCAGCGAGGTGCGTGCGTCTTCAGCCAGTCCCGCAGGGCCGCATCTACGCGCGTCTGCCAGCCATTGCCCGTAGCGCGGAAGCTCTCCAGCACGTCGGGCGACAAGCGGATGGTGATACGTTCCTTCGTGACTTCAGCCTTAGGCCGGCCGATCTTCTTCATGTGCTTCAGATCAGCAGCGCCCAGTTCATAGGTGTCAGTATCGGCAGCAATGCCGCGGCTGATGGCTTCGTCCTCTTCGCGGGTGGGGACAATGGTCCCCGGCTTAAGCTTCGGCATAAAGATTCACCTCTCTCGAATTTGCCTTGCGCAGGCTGATGATGCGCCGTTCGTTGTTGCGGTCCACGTACACCACGCAATACAGGCGCACATCGATATAGCCCAGGGCGATCATGCGGCGCTCGCCGTACTCGCGGCGCATGTCTTCACGCACCAGGGCGTCATCCCATTCGAACTCTTCGGCTTCGGCCAGCGAAACGCCATGCTTGCGCTGGTTGCTCAGGTCTTTGGCGGCGTCGAATGTGATGTCCATGTAGTTATTGTATGTACATTAAGTCGATTCCGCAAGGACTTTTTGTGCATACGTTTATCTGTTTACCTTCTCGCTACCGCGGACCGGACGCTGGACATGGCGTGTGGGATTCGGCCATCGCGGTCGGGTGGTGTGCAATAGGTTGCACCCGCCATCGGCGCGTGCACGGGACGGGCTTACAGGGCGTAAGCCTTACACCGTATAAGCGCGAAAACGGCGCAGAAGCATGGCGGAAAAAAAGCCGATACGGCGAGGGCTTAAGCCGGGGGCCCCTAGGAAAATCGGTCCGGTAAGGGTAATTCGAACCCCGAACGCTCGCTAGTCACGGGCGCGCTAAGGGGGGTAATAATAATTTCGGCCTCCCATCCAGGATTCATGCCGGTTTCCGGCCGGCGACGCGTGCATTTCGCTGGGCATTTTCCCTCTGCGGAGGGCTTATATATGGGGGCCTTATGAAGCTGCGTCACCACTCGTCGATCAGCGAGGGCGTGGATTTCTTCGGCCAGGCCCAGCGCCAGTTGCCATACGCCACGTCGCTGGCTTTGAACCGGGTTGGGCAGCACATCCTGGATGCATTGGCGCGGGTCACGGGCGAAGTGTTCGACCGGCCCACGCCGTACACGATGCGCGCCTTGCGGTTGGCCCGGGCCACCAAGGACAACCTGGTGGCCACCGTCGATTACCGCGACGGCGCCGGCAAGGGCCTTTCTGCTGACAAGTACTTGCCGCCCCAGGTACTGGGCGGCGGCCGCCGATACAAGCGCTCCGAGAGGGCCCTTTCTCGGGTTGGATTGCCTGCCGGCGCCTATACGGTGCCGGCGGCGGCCGCCGAGATCGACGCCTACGGCAACATGTCGCGTGGTCAGATCGTGCGATTGCTGTCCTACCTGCAGGCCTTCGGCGAGCAGGGCTATCGGGCGAACTCTACGCCCCGCAGCCGCGCGCGAACGGCGAAGGTGGGAAGGACGGCTGAAGGCTACAAACGCGTCAACGGCGTGCAGTACTTCGTTTCCCGCGGCAAGGGGTCTATGTCTGGCAACCGCGAGCAGCGGCTGCCCGCCGGCGTGTGGCAGAAGACCGGCACGCATGGCGCCGATATGAAGCCGGTTCTATTGGCGGTGGCCCAGCCTTCGTATACGCAGCGATTCCCCTTCTACGAAACGGCCGAGGCGGTCTACAGCGAACGCTACGACGCCGAGTTTTCCACCGCCTTAGACCTGGCCCTGTCCACCGCACGATGATCGACCTTGAGAAGAAGACGACCCAGGCCCGGTTCGGGCAACTGGTCGGTATCACACAGCCTGCGGTAAGCGGCTTGCTCATGCGCGGTGTCATGGTCGCGGGCGACACGCTGGGCAATTGGCTGCTTTCGTACTGCGGGCACATACGTGACATTGCGGCTGGCCGCCAAGCAGGGGAGGACGCCAGAACGCTGGATCCGGCTGAGGAAAAGGCGCGGCTGTATGCCGCGCAGGCGGACAAGATTGAGATGGAGAACGCGGTCGCGCGCGGCGAGCTTGCCCCAGTCAGCGTGCTGGAAGATGTGCTGACGCGGGCCGGAACTAAGGTCAGCGCCGCGATGGATGCGATTCCGACGGCGTTGAAGCGCCGGCTGCCGAATCTGACTGATGCGGATTTGACCATTGTGCGGCGCGAGCTTGCCAAGGCCCGCAATGCGGTTGCATCCCTGTCGCTGGAAGACCTGGAGGCTGACGAAGAGAACGAGGGTGAGTAATGCTCGTAGAGTCCAATCGCGCCGCGGTCGCGCGCGCGCTGAGACGCGGGCTTGCATCCTTCGCCGCTCCGGAGCCCATGACGCTGCGCGAATGGGCCGAGCGCCATTTCTATCTTTCGGCTGAATCGTCCTATGTCGAGCAGCGCTGGGAGGCCTGGCCGTTTCAGCGGGCCATTCTCGCCTGCGTCGGCAGCGACGACGTGCACGAGGTCGACGTAATCAAGTCGGCGCGCGTCGGCTACACCAAGATCCTGTTGGCCGCCGTCGGCTATTTCGCTGAGCACAAGCGGCGAAATCAGGCGCTGTGGCAGCCGACTGACAGCGCGCGCGACGAGTTCGTCAAGACTGAGCTGGAGCCGATGCTTCGGGATGTGACGGCCATGCATCCGATCTTCCCGACACGGCTGGCGCGGCACAAAGACAACACGCTGCTGGTGAAGAAGTTTCGCGGCAGCGTGCTGCATCTTCGCGGTGGTCGGTCGGGCGACAACTACCGGCGACTATCCATCGGCGTGGCGTACCTGGACGAGTTCAGCTCGTTCGATTCGAACATCGACGGCGAAGGCGACCCCGGCCAGCTGGCAGCCAAGCGCCTCGAAGGCGCAACGTTCCCGAAGATGGTGGTTGGATCCACTCCGAAGTTGAAAGAGACCTGCCTGATGGACAAGCGCGCAGCCGGTGCCGATGCGCGATATGACTATCACATCTCCTGCCCCCACTGCGACGAGCATCATGCACTGACCTGGGGAGGCAAGGACGAACCGCACGGGTTCAAGTGGGTCGACGGCGATCCCGAATCGGTGAAGCACCTATGTCCGCACTGCGGTTGCCTTATCACCCAGAGCGAATACCTGGAGGCATCGGAATCCGGATTCTGGTATGGCTCGGACGGCACCACTATCGACCGCGACGGAGTTTTCCGTAATGCGGCTGGCGAGGTAATACCGGCTCATCGACGTGTCGCCTTCCACGTGTGGACTGCGTACAGCCCCATGGTCAGCTGGGCCAAGCTGGTCCGCGAGTTCCAGGAGGCCTACGCCAAGGCAAAGCTGGGCGATGACGAGCCCCTGAAGACATTCTGGAATACCACCCTGGGCCAGGCCTGGGAGGGCGAGGTCGAGAAGATCGAGGCGGACGAGCTGAAACGCCGGGCAGAGATTGAGGCCTACCGCCTTCCAGGCTTGGCCGAGAACCTCGTTCCGATGGGCTGCACGTTGTTGCTCGCAGGTTGCGACACCCAGGGTAATCGGGTGGAGGTTGGTGTCTGGGGATTCGGTCGTGGCGGAGAAATGTGGACTGTGGATCACCAGATATTCCACGGAAATCCGGCGGAGGACGAGGTCTGGTCCAACGTGGCAGCATACCTGTTCGAGCGGCGCTTCCAGCATGAAGGCGGCCAGCAGATGAGCATCTACGCCACGGCCATTGACAGTGGTGGCCACCATTCGAATGCGGTTTACGACTTTGCGCGCCGCAACAAGACGCGCCGGGTCTTTGCCGTCCGCGGTCGCCCCTTCGGCGAGAAGGCCATCAAGGATGGAGCCGGCCAGGTGGATATCGACTGGCGAGGGAAGCGGATCAAGAAGGGCGTGATCCTGTGGCACGTCGGCACGAACCTTGCCAAGGATCTGCTGCACAGCCGTCTCGCTATCGAGACGCCGGGCCCAGGCTATGTCCACCTTTCCGAGGATATGTCGGACGAGTGGTTCCGCCAGTTCTCAGGCGAGGCGCGAGTATCGCGGAAGACTGCTACGGGCGTTCGAACGCTGTGGACGGCGCTGCGCAAGCGCGTCGAAGCACTGGACTGCGCGGTGTATGCGCTATGGGTGGCGGAGCATCTGAGCTTGTCTCGCAAGACGGACGCCTGGTGGGACGCCATGGCGGAAAAGCTCGATGCATTACCGCCACCGCGGGACGAGGAGGCTGACCCGCCGCCACGATCAGCGAAACGGCCAGCCACGCCGGCGAAGACTGCGCCAGCAGCACCAGCGGCGCGTGCCGTTTCGGCCGTCAAGCCGGCGCGCCGGCGAGTTGCGGCTTCCAGCTACCTCAGGGGGCGCCGGTAGGCCGCAGAACAGAAACCAATAAGGCAAGGTCATGGCATATACCCAGGCGGACCTGGAAAGGCTGGATCGCGCGATAGCGAACAGCCAATTGGAGGTCCAGTACGACGGCAAGCGCGTGCGCTTTCGCAGTACGGACGAATTGATGCGCGCCCGCGCCCATGTGGAGCGGGAACTCAGCAAAGGAAAAGGTCGTCCGCGACAGTTCCGGCTGCGCAGTGCTGGCAAGGGGATCCGATGAGCTATTCGAAACGTCGTGGATCCAACCTCTTGGTGCCGCGTCGGCTGAGCGCGCAGATGAGCAGCAGCTACGAAAGTGGCAGCGCCACGGGCAGCCGGGCTCGAAACTGGAATCCCTCGGGAGCAGGGCCGAATGCGGCGGCCACCCACAATCTAGGCCTGCAGCGCCGTCGCGCGCGGGATGCCGTGCGCAACGATCCGTGGGCGCTGACCGCGACGACACGCTGGGTATCGAACGTAATCGGAACGGGAATTCAGCCATATCCGCAACACCCGGATCCGAAGGTTCGCCTCCTCCTTAAGGAGTTGTGGGCCGACTGGGTTCCGGAATCTGATGCGGATGGAAAGCTGGACTTCTACGGACAGTCCGCACTAGCTTGCCGAGCGATTTTCCAGGACGGTGAGATCCTGGGGCGCTTGCGAATTCGGCGTCCGCAAGACCGCCTTTCTGTGCCGCTGCAATTGCAGTTGATCGAAGGGGATCAGCTGCCGATTGAAAGGTCATTCTCTCTCCCGAACGGAGGTGAAGTCATCAACGGCGTGGAGTTCGATGCCATCGGACGGCGCACCTTCTTTCACATGTGGCGTCGCCATCCAGGCGAGTACAGACGAAACGTCACGGATCAGGACATTGTTCGGGTTCCTGCGGAACAGGTCCTCCACGCCTATCCGGTGCTGCGGCCCGGCCAGGTGCGCGGGGTCACCGCTCTGGCAACCGTGTTGCTACGGCTGAAATCCATCGACAACTTGGACGATGCCGTGATGTACCGGCAAGAGGTTTCAAACCTCTTCGCTGGCTTCATCACCAAGCTCGACCCAGACGCCGATCCGAATAATCCGCTTACGGGTGAGACCGATGGGTACGAGATCGATGACGATGGCACGCCATTGGTCTCCATGGAGCCCGGCACCATGCAGGAACTCGCGCCTGGCGAGTCTGTGACCTTTTCTTCGCCTCCGGATGCTGGCGACAACTACGAGGGGTTCATGCGGCAGCAACTGATGGGGGCGTTCGCTTCCGTCGGCGTGCCCTATGAAATTGCGACAGGTGATCTGCGCGGTATCAGCGACCGGACGCTGCGGGTGGTGGTCAACGAGTTCCATAGACTCATCGAGCAGTACCAGTGGCATTGCGTGATTCACCAATTTTGTCGACCGGTTTGGGCCGCTTGGATTGACGCCCTAGCACTTTCGGGTGCGATTCCTATGCCCGACTTTCACCGCCGCCGGCGTGAATGGCTGCGCGTGCTGTGGGTGCCGCAAGGATGGCCGTACTTCAACCCCGTGCAGGACGTGCAGGCCGACAAGGAGCTGGTGCGAAGCGGGTTCGCTAGTCGGTCCTCAATCATCCTCAAGAAGGGCGACGATCCAGACCACGTTGCGGCCGAGATCCGCGCCGATAACGAAGCGGCCGACGCCGAGGGGTTTGTGTTCGATAGCGACCCTCGGCATACGACCAGCGCCGGTAAGGCGGCGGGATCGGATGGGGGCGGTGGCCCCGACCCTCTCAATCAATGAATGGAGCCAATATGGCAAAGAAGGCTTGGTATTCGATCACCGTCAACGCGCAAGCGGATAGGCCCGTGGTCGAGATTCGCATTTATGGCGAAATTGGATTCTGGGGAACTACGGCCGAAGCATTCGTCGCAGAACTGGACGCAGCAGCGGCAGGTGGTGCCGACATCTTGGTGTCGCTGAACAGCCCAGGGGGTGACGTTTTCGACGCCTTTGCAATCTACAACGCGCTTCTCCGGTACGCCAGTCGGGTAACCACGCGGGTGGATGGCGTCGCTGCCTCCGCGGCCTCATTGATCGCGATGGCCGGCAAGCCGACGATCATGCCCGAGAATACGCAGATGATGATCCACAACGCTTGGATCATCACTGGGGGTACGGCCGAGGATCTGCGCACTACCGCCGAAATGATGGATCGGATCCGAGACGGTGTGGTGGCAGCCTACTCCCGTAAGAGTGGGTTGGACAGTGACAGGATCATCGAAATGATGGACGCGACCACGTGGATGTCCGCGCTCGAGGCGCAGGCATTGGGATTTTGCGACCTGATCGAGGAGCCCGTTCGCCTGCAGATGTCGGATAGTGCAGCGGCTGTGCTGCAAAAGCACAAGAATCTGCCCGACGACGTGAAAGCCATGCTCAAGTCCCTGGAAGAGGATGAGCCCGAGCCCACACCGGATCCGAAGCCCGAGCCCGCTCCGGCTCCGGCTCCTCCAGCGGATGTGCCGACGGCATCTGCGCTGGCCGCCCGCGTCTACGCATTCTGCCGGCAAGAGGGGATTGCGGACCTGGCGGAAGGTGTGCTGCTCAGCGGTGCGCTGGATAGTCTTGAACTGGCGGATCAACGGGTTACGCAAGCGAAAGAGATTGCCGGCATCTGTCTGGCAGCAAAGCTTCCAGAGAAAGCCGCCGGTTTCGTGTCTGCGGGCCTCACGGTAGACCAGGCGCGTGCGCGCCTGTTCGAGCGTGTCGTGGCCGATGCGGGCGACCCTATCAATAACCGACCTCCCACCAATTCATCGGCCCCGAAGCAGAGCGGGCCGAATCCCCTGGCGATCTACGCCAAACGAAAAGCCCTCTCTGCCACCTAGGAGTCAGCACCATGCCCTTCATCAATCAACAGGCCCGAACGGCCGATTTCATCCTCTCCGAAGCCAACGGCCAGCGTTCGCGCGAAAACGCGATCTTGGCTGCCACCCTCGTCACCCTGGCTGCTGGGCAATTGCTCACGCTTGGCGACGACGGTAAGTACGTCGCCTACGCCGGCCCGGGGGCGGACCCCGATGCACCGATCACCGCTGACGCCGTGCTGTACGGCAATGCCCCGGTGTCCGACGATGATCAGCAGATCGTCGTCATCGCGCGTGACGCGGAACTGGCGGGCGAGCTGCTCGTCGGTTTGGATGCGCCGGCTCGCGTAGCCCTGCAGTCGGCCGGCATCATCGTCCGCTGATCCCACCAACACAACTCCACCTTTCCAACATTCGCGGCCGCCTTCGGGCGGCCGTTTCTATTTCTGGAGCCTGACATGGCCGATATCAATATCTTCCAAGACGAGAAATTCACGGTTTCCGCCTTGACCGCCGCCATCAACGAGCTGGAGAGCATTCCGGGCCGCATCGGCAAGCTCGGCCTTTACGCGGAAGAGGGCGTTTCCACCACCGTGGTGCAAATCGAATACGACGGCCAGAAGCTGGGCCTGGTGTCTGCCAAGCCTCGTGGCGGCGTCGGCCAATCGGTCGTCCTGGCCGGACGCAAGCTGATTCCGTTCAACACCGTGCACTTGCCGCAACGTTCCACGATGCTGGCCGACGAAATCCAGGGCATCCGCGCATTCGGGAGCCAATCGGAGCTGGAATCGGCCGAGGCGCGGGTCGCCAAGTACCAGAAGAAACACCGCCAGCAACTCGATCTGACGCACGAATATCAGCGCGTGGGCGGCATCAAGGGGCAGATCCTGGATGCCGATGGCACGTCGGTGTTGCTCGACGTTTACCATTCCTTCGGCATCGTCCAGCAGGAATTCCCGATGGAGCTCACGAGCGCAACCACCCTCGTTCGTCAGAAATCGGACGATGTCGTGGATCTGGTCGAGGATGCCCTGGGCGCGACCCCGGCCAGCGGCGTTCGCGCGCTGTGCGGCAAGGACTTCTGGAAGACGCTGATCAACCACAAGAGCGTGCGCGAGACGTACCTGAATACCGCGCAAGCAGCCGAGCTGCGGGGCAAGCCGGCCGATTCCTTCGAGATCGGCGGCATTACCTACGAACGCTACCGCGGAAAGCTGGGGGGGACCCCCTTCATCGACGACGAGGTTGCCTACGCCTTTCCCGACGGCGTGCCCGAGTTTTTCATCACGCGCTTCGCGCCGGCCGACTATATGGAAACCGTCAACACTGACGGCCTGCCGTACTACACGCGGGTCGAGCCGCTGCCGTTCGGGAAGGGGCTCGAGATCGAAAGCCAGTCCAATCCGCTGCACCTGCCGACCCGGCCCAAGGCCATCATCAAGCTGAAGATGGGCGCCTAAAGCCATGGAATGGGATAACTCCGTGTTCGACGAAGCCTTCGATGCGGTGGGTCTGCGCGAGCCGGCGTTGCTGCTGGATACGGAGCCTCCCGTTCCATTCAAGGTTCGGTTCGACCGCCCGCAGGTCATCGACGAAGGGGAGCTGGTGCACTCGACCGACTACGAGATCGAGTACACCACTGCCGATGTCCCCGACCTTACGTACCACAGCCAGGTGGAAGTCGAGGGCGTCCGCTACCGAGTTCGCCAGGAGCCGACCGCGGTAGGCGACGGCTTCTGGTCGCGCGCGATGCTGGAGCAGCTTCCATGACTACGCTGGCAATGCAATACGTCGTGGACCTGCGTGCCGCCCTCAAGGCGGCACCCGGATTCCCCGCCGAGGTCGAGCCATCGCCTGTACGTGCAATCTCCAGGGAGGCACCGATGGTGATCTCCGTGCAGTTGGGTGGGGAGTCCGTGGAGAGCGTTCACCCGCCACGGGCCACCCGCGTACGCGAGATCCACCTCCTTGTTCACACCGCAGGCGATGACCATCAGGCCCTGGCCGAGATGGTGTTCGAGCAGGCCCACCCGGTCGTCATGGCATACGCCGGCCCCAATGTGGTCGAGGTTGCCGAGTTCGGTACCGATGAGCCCAAGTACGTCAACGGCGACCTGCGGCGGCAGGTTGTGAACAAGCGATACCGGATCACCTATCAGACCGACGAGCACGCGCTGGACCGGTGACTTCCTGGAGAAAACATGAGCAAAACCAAGACGGTGGCCACCGATGGCAAGGGCGCGCCTGTCGAGAGCACATCGGCTGCGCCGGCGCCCGAGTTCGCTTCCCCCGACGAACACCACGGCCGCGGCGGCACCTATCTGCGCGATCCGGTCACCGGCGAACGTGTCTTGGTCCAGCGGACTGCGCCCTGCGCTAATTGCCAGGCCCGGTAGGGCTGGCGCTTCACAATCAGGCCCCGCCGGGGCCGTCATTCTTTGGAGCCCATGATGGCTAAGAAAACCCGAAAGTCCGTTGTGCTGGCGAAGCCGCAGGCCTCCGGCGGAACCGACGCCCAACCGGCAGGCGCCACCGACGCCGTGTTGGTACGAAACCTGACTGCAACGCCGTTGTCGGCCGAGTTCGTCGAGCGTGAACTGCTGCGGCCTTACATGGGCAATTCCGGTCAGGTCGCCGTCACGCAGTACGCGCAACTGGAATTCGAGGTCGAACTGGCAGGTTCGGGCACGCCCGGTACTCCGCCGGGGTGGGGCCAACTCTTGCGTGCCTGCGGCTTCGCCGAAACTGTCACTGAAGATACCGACGTTCGCTATCTGCCCATCTCGGACGATTTCGAGCTGATCACGCTGCACTACTTCCTGGACGGGTTGTTCCACAAGATCGTAGATGCCCGTGGGACAGTGGCGTTTGATCTGACCGCCAAGAGCATCCCGGTCTTGCGATATCGCTTCATGGGCGCCTACCTGCCGATCACCGACGGGCCGATGCCGGCGGGCGTGGATTTCAGCGCCTTCCAGATCCCGAAGGCGGTCAACAAAGCGAATACCCCGGTTTGGTCCCTTGGTGCTTACACGGGCTGCTTGCAGTCCATGTCGTTCGATATCGCGAACCAACTGGTATGGCGCACGCTCATCGGGTGCGAGGGAGCCGAGATCACGGACCGCAAGCCGACCGGCAAGCTGGTCCTGGAGCTGCCGCGCATCGCCGATTTGAACTGGCCGACCATGGTGCTGTCCGGTGCGGGTTCCCCGCTCTCGGTTACCCATGGCGTGGCCGTGGGCCACATCGTGCAGATCAATGCGAACGCCGCCCAACTGACCAACCCGACGTACTCCGACCAGGACGGCGTGGCGATGCTCAACCTGGATATGAATATCAACCCCGGCGCCGTCGGCAACGACGAGCTGGAGATCGTCGTCAAGTAGCAGCTCGCCGCATCGGCATCCATTCCTCACTTATCCCATTGCGCCCGGCCTATGACGGGCGTTTCTCATTCTGGAGAGCATTCATGTCTTTCGTCGTTACGCGTCGCCCCATTGCTGCCATCGAAGTGGACGTTAGCGTCCACGGAACGGATGGCAAGCCCGTCGCAATCAATTTCGTCGCGCAATATCACCGCCATTCTCCGGAGCAATTGGCCGATTTGCGGGACGGCATGGCGAACAATGTCCGCGCGGCCCGGGACTTGTCCCTCATCGTCCGCAAGGACGGCAGAGTGCCCGCCTACTCCTACGCCAGCGATATCGACTTCATCAAGGAAAAGATGGCCGGCTGGCTCGGCGTCAAAGATGCGTCCGGCGATTCGGTTCCCTTCAGCGCGGGATCGCTGGATCAGGTGCTAGAGGATTGGCCGGAACTAGTCATTCCCCTGCACAGCGGATTCTTCGCGGCCCATGAGGGGGCCAAGCAAAAAAACTAATCGAGGCCGCCAGGTACTGGGCCGGCGGGGCTCGCTCATCGGGCGATGAATTCGATGCCGACGATCAGGTGCTGGCGGCACTGAGGGCGGCCGGTGCGTCGCCGGAAGTCATCGAAGCGGCCCGGCCGGCTGGTGAGTCCCAGGCGCAGGCCTTCGAGATCTGGCCAGAGAACTGGGCGACGTTCGAAGCGTTTCTGGCGCTTGGGCGGTGCTGGACCTGGGTCGCACCCGCAATGGGCGATCCGGTTCGGGTTGGCATCGCATCGGCAGAAATCGAGTCCACGCTGCGCTTGCTACGGGTGAAGCGGCGCGCGCGCCGCGAGATGTTTATGGAGCTCAGGGCGATGGAGCAGGCCGCCATTGAGGTCTTTGAGAACAAGGGATAGGCGCAACGCCGGAAATCAAAATGACGGAAAAGACTCTTGGCGTTCGGCTTACCGGCGACGAGGCGGACCTGCTGCGCGCGTTCGGCGCAGGCAGCGCCGCTTCGGCTCAATTTGCCGCCACGACGGAAACCTCGCTAGGCCGGGCCGCCGCTGCCGCCGAGCGCATGGGCGCGTCCTCGTCCCAAATGTCGGTCTCGGTGAACGCAGCCTCCGCTGGCGCGCAGGCATACGCGGTGGCCGGGGATCGCTTCCTGCAGAGCCTGGAGCGCCAGGCGCAGGCAATTGGAAAGACCCGCTCCGAACTGCTGGAGTTGCGCGCTGCGGAACTTGGTGTTGCCGGCCGGGCCGCGCCGATGATTAATCAGCTGAAGGCCCAGGAAGCTGCGCTGAACAGCGGGGCCGAAGGCTTGAACCGCTACGGGATGTCTGCGAAGCAGATGGACGCGGCCATGCGCGGCGTGCCGGCGCAGCTCACCGACATCTTCGTATCGCTCCAGGGCGGGCAGCAGCCGATGACCGTCCTGCTGCAGCAGGGCGGACAGTTGAAGGACATGTTCCACGGCATCGCGCCAGCAGCGCAAGCCCTGGGCTCCACGCTGTTGAAGCTGATTACGCCCTACACGGCTTTGGCTGCCGCTGCGGTCGCGGTTGGAGTTGCGGCATACCAGGGGCATGAAGAGACTGAACGATTCAACCGGACGATCAGGCTCACCGGAAACTACGCAGGTGTCACCGCGGGCGGCATCCGCGAGATGTCGGCGGCGGTCGCGCAGTTGGGCGGTGGTGGCCTGGGTAAGGCCCGCCAAGCGGTGGAATCGCTGGTTGCCACCGGTCAGATCTCAAAAGACACGATCTCCAGCTTGGGCGCCACGATGGTGGAGCTGCAGCGGGTGTCCGGCCAGTCCATGGATGACATTTCCAAGGACTTCGCGCGAATGCCGGAGGGCGTTACGAAGTGGGCGGAAGAGCACAACCGTTCCATGAACTTCATGTCGCTCGCCCAGTGGGACTACATCCGCACGCTGGAGGAGACCGGCAACCGCGAAGCTGCGATGCAGGCAACGTCACGAGCCTTGCATGACTACCTAGGTACAGAGGCACCTCAGAAACTGGGTTTCCTCGAGCGCGCATGGAAGGGGGCCAAGCAGGAGGCCGAGGGCTATTGGGAGGTGCTGAAGTCCATTGGTCGCGATGCGACACTGGGCGATGAGATCCGAGAGGTCGAAGAGCGGATTGCGAGGAGAGAACAGAAGCTTGCCCGGCGTGGGGGGAGTGGGCCGAATCGAGAAAAGATTGAGCTGAATCTTGCCGCTGATCGTGCCGAACTCGCGTCGCTTCAAGAGAAAAAGGCCGCTGAAGACGCGGCCGCTCAAGCGAAGGGGGCCAACGCTGCTTCGCAGGCGGCGTCGATTGCGGCTGCCAAGGCGCTTGATGATTTTGATACGGCGGCAAGCAAAGAGCGTCAGCTGAAGAAGGCGCTGCAGGAGAATGCCCGCCACGAGGCGAGCATTCGGGCGGTGAACCCAAATGACGAGCGGATCTCTGACGCGGCCATCAAGGCGCGTGATGCCGCGACCCGAAAAAGGTTCGAAGACAAGGACGCCAGTTCGGCAGGCCAGAATGGCATTTCCGCCCAGTTGGCTGCGATGCAGGCGCAGGCGCGGCTGCGGGAAGAGGCGTTACGCCAGGAAAACACGCGCCTGGAAGGCGAACGCGCCCGCGGTCTGCTGTCGGAAGAACAGTTCATCCACAAGCGCGCGGAAGCGCAGCGCGCTGCCTTGCAGGACGAACTCGAGGTCGTGCGAAAGCAGGCCGAGATCGCCGGCGGTAAGAAGCAGCTGGGCGAGCGGGAGCGATACCTCGGCCGGGTAAAGGAGCTTGAGGCCCAGATCGTGCGATCGCACGAGCAAGAGGCCACGGACATCGAGAAATATCAGGCGAAGATCCGCGGGGCTCTGCGGGCCACTCAGCTCGATATCCAGAACTACCGTGAAACGCGCGATCTGCAGGCCGGCCGGCAGATTAACGCGATGACCCTGGGCGCGAACGACCGCGCGCTGGTCGATTCGATCAATCAGGCGCAAGACCGTTTTCGGCGTATCCGTGATGGTTTCACGGACAAGATGCTGCGCGAGGGTGGGGCGGGCGCGCTGGACTCCGAGCAATACCTGCAAGGGATTGCTCAGATCGATGCGGCGATGCTGGAGCAGGTCGAGCGAGAGCGCGGCTATATGCAGCAGCGCGTTGCTCTGCAGGCCGATTGGAAGAACGGCGCGCTGCTGGCCGTCAATGAATGGGTCGATGGCGCTGCCAATCTGATGGGCCAGTCCCAACAGGTTTTTTCATCCCTCTTTTCAGGGATGGAGAACCTGGTCGCCAACTTCGCAATCTCGGGTAAGGCCAATTTTGCCGAGTTTACCCGGAGCGTCCTGACCGATTTGGCAAAGATTGCCGCGCGCCAAGCCATGATGGGGCTTGTCACCAGCGTTGCCGGAAGCCTCTTCGGCCTTGGGTCAGGAGCTGCCGCTGGAACGGAGGCTATGGCCAGCAGCGTTCAGGCTGCTGGAGGGGATGGCATTGGATCCCTGATCGCTTCGAACGGTTGGGTGGCGAACGCAAAAGGGAACGTCTACTCGTCGCCCAGTTTGTCCGCCTATTCGAACGGGGTCTATGACACACCGCGGGTTTTCGCTTTCGCGAAGGGCGCCGGTATGTTCGCGGAGGCAGGCCCCGAAGCAATCATGCCGCTCACTCGTGCTTCAGACGGAAGTCTGGGTGTTCGGGCAGTGTTGCCCAATTTTTCTCAGCAACCTAACGGCGGCACCGGGTCTGGGTCCGGCGCACCTGTGCAAGTCGCTATCTACCTTCAGCAAGGAGAAGGCCCGCGCACGGAAGCGCCTGCGGGCCTAGAGCAATTCGGCAAGGAAATCGGCGAGTTCGTCGACCAGCGGTTCGCGCGGCTCCTCGCGCGTTCGCACAAGGCTGGCGGGACTTCCTGGAATCGACTTAACGGTAGGTGATGGGAGTGGAAATTTTCTCTTGGTGTCCGCGAAAAAACCCCAAAGGAGATGTCCGATTCCGTGGGCTGAGGGCGCAGTTTGGCGACGGTTTTGCCCAGGATGCGGAGGACGGCATCAACTCCAGGACAGAAGCGTGGCCCTTGGAGTTCTTTGGAACAGAGGCGGAGATCTTGCCAATCAAGGACTTTCTAGACCGCCATGGCACGTGGAAGGGGTTTTTATGGACCCCGCCCTTGGGTCAGCAGGCGGTCTTTTCCATGGAACAGGGCTATAGCCCTGTGCCTTTGGGCGGTGGCTGGTTCACGTTGTCAGTCACGTTCAAGCAGAAATCCAAACCCTGAGCGCTATGGCTACGATTCAAACGATAAATGTTGGCCTAGCGGCCAACGACAAGAAGGGCGATCCTCTGCGCGCTGCGATGCAGAAGGTGAATAGCAACTTCACTGCTCTCGCCAGTGCAATTGATGCAAGGTTCGCTCCTACGCTGATTCCTTCAGGCGAAAATCTGAACGCCTACATGACCGCAGGCGTGTTTCACCAAAATACGAATGCAGGTGCGGCAGCGGGCCAAAATTATCCAACGCCTTACGCTGGCCTTCTGCTGGTCTACACGTCCGCTGCGAGCTTCGTTTACCAGTTCTATACCCGGTTTCGCAGTGGGCCGGGCGGGGTCCAAGCGACCTACTGGCGTACCTTCTATAGCAGCGCTTGGACCGATTGGCAGGAAGTCGCCAAGAAGGCAGATCTGGATGCTCTCTCGGTAACTGTCGCGGCGGTTCAGACTGTGGCGCAGGCTGCGATCCCGCTGGTCCAAAAGGCCGCGGCGAACGGTGTGGCGTCCTTGGATGGCAGCGGGCGCCTTCCGCTCGCTCAGGCCCCGATTCTGACCGCCACGTCTCTGCCGACGACCGCGCATGACCTGAATGATTTTCAGACCCCTGGGTCGTACTGGCAGAACCAGTCGTCAGCAGCCACGCTTGCCAATAACTACCCTGTGGCCGGCGTTACTTGCTTTCTGGAGGTCACCAACTTCGGGTCTGCGACCAAGCAGGAAATCAGCACGCGGGTCAGCCCATACCGGAACTTCTGGCGCATCAAGACGGGCACGACCTCCTGGTCGGATTGGAAGGAGTCGGTGGACAACACCACCGGGCTTGCCTTCCAAGGTGGCATGCCGTCCAGCCCCGTACAGGACCTGAACACCTACACCCAGCGTGGGCAGTGGGCGATTGGCTCAAGCGCTATCGCGGCTTCGGGGCTCAATTTCCCCATCGGGCAGTCCGGGCAGCTGCTGGTCTTGTCGGCGGGATACCCCGGTGGCCCGGCTGCGGCCGGATGCAACCAGGTTTACCTGGTGGCGAACAGCAATCGCCTGTTCTTCCGTTCCCTGGTTCTGACCACTTGGACCCCCTGGGAAGAGGCGGTGCGCTCGTCCCTGCTTGGCGCAGCGAACGGGGTCGCGACGCTCGGCATGACCGGCAAGCTCGCACTGGATCAAGCCCCGAGTGTCCCCGCTAAGCTAGTGGAAGCCGGGACGAACGCCAACGACGTCATTGAGCCCGGTCCCTACTACCTCAACTCTGACGCCAACGCTACCGCAGCGCTGAACTGGCCTGAGCAGATTGCGGGGACTCTTATTGTGACTGTCGTTCCCTCTGGGAATATGCAGATCACCCAGGAGTACACGACCCGCAACGGTACAGGCGGAGTGCTGCGTACCTACAAGCGCGTGCGGTTCGGGACTTCCGGCACCTGGGGGCTGTGGCAGGAACTGGCCCGCTTCGCGGACGCCATGACGCATACGTTCCTGACGACCGCGACGGACGCTAACAGCCTGACGGCAGACAACACGTTCTACACATGGACCTTTTCCGGGGTTCTGGGTGCGAACTTTCCGTCATTCTCGACCGCTTGGGCCGCCGCCGGTTACATGCGCGTTTACTACGGTGCATCGACGCAGGTAAGCCAGGAGCTTACCTACCTCGTCACCGGACAGAAGCCGCGCACATTCATGCGCTTCGGAAATACGTCGACCGGTGTGTGGCAGCCTTGGAAATCAACGAGCGCTTGGCACACTTCGACTGGGCTGCCCACCTCGGACATGGGTGACATCTATGTGGACGGTATTGGGTGGTACAGCTTCAATGGATCTGCCTACGCACGTACCGACCTGTCGTTGACCACCATCGCCGACCTGAAAACGCGAGCTGGTGGCCTGGAAACGCGAGCTGACGGCCTAGAAACGCGAGCTGATGGCCTGGAAGCCTTGGTAATGGGCCGCGGCCAATCTTGGCAGACAGTGGCGCGCTCCCTGGGCGTGGCATACACGAATAGCACGGGTCGCCCCATCCTCGTCAGCATGCTGGGGGTTCAGCGTGGTGCATCGGGGAACGTATGGATCCAGGTCAATGGCCGCATTTTTTCGCGCACCGGACTGTACAACAGCATTGGGGCCAACATTCCTGCCTGGGCGTGTATCCCGCCTGGCAGTACCTACGAATACGCAGGTGTCGATGCTGACACCTTCACGTTCTACGAGTACCGCTAATGAAACATTACAGAGATTCTGCTGACGGCAGATACTGGTCGTTGGACGACGATCTGATTGTCACGGCGACCGAAGACGGGAACGTTTTTCACAATGCGCTGGGGCAGCATCAGCCGCAGATACCTCTCACATTGATTGAGATCGATGCGATCCCACCAAGCCAGCCCGTCCTTTTCGCGCCTGAAGTTGTGTCTCGCTTCCAGGGGCGGGAGGCCCTGTGGCAGACACCGCATGGTGATGGCACGCTCTTCGAAGCTGCGGAGGCCATCATCAACGGGCCGGAAACGCCGGCAATGTATCGGCGAGCATGGGCTGACTTGCAGGAGTTCCGGCGCGACAGCGAAATGTTGGCTGCCATTGCTCAACTGCTGGATTTGACCACCTCCGACCTAGACAACCTGTTCGTCTTGGCCGCGAGCATTTCGGCTTAAGGAGCAGTCTCATGGGTATCAATGCAGACGTTCAAAAGTTGGAGGTGGGTTCAGTCGTGGAGTTGTTCGAGCTTGATGCGAGCAACATCGGCGGAATCGTTCAGCGGTTTCACGGCTACAACCAAAGCAGCCCGATCTGGTGGAAAGGACAGCAATACGACCCTTGGGCAATCGAGGCTGAAGGGTTCGAGCAGACTGGGGAAGGCGAGCAGCCCACACCTACCTTGCGGGTGGGGAATATCGTCGAGCAGGAGGACGGTACCTCCCTGGTCGGCATCATCTCTGCGCTGTGCTTGGTACTGGACGACTTGGTGGGCGCACGTCTGGTGGTTCGCCGGACATTGGGGAAGTATCTGGATGCGCGGAATTTTCCAGAGGGAAACCCGACGGCGTCGCCCGATGAGCAGCTTCCGGACGAGATCTGGATCGTGCAGCAAAAGACTGCTGAGACGCGCGAGTTTGTGGAGTTCGAACTTTCGAGCGCATTGGATTTCAGTGGCCAGATGCTGCCGGGTCGTCAGATCATCGCTGGCGTGTGTGGCTGGCTGACTAAGGGTGGCTACCGTGGCACGTACTGCGGTTACACCGGCTCGCGGATGTTTGATATCCAAGGAAATCCGGTGTCAGACCCGACGCTAGACCGGTGCTCGGGCTTGATTTCCGATTGCAAGAAGCGCTTCGGCGAGTACGAAGTGATCAATTTCGGTGGATTTCCTTCCGCCGACCGCATCAGAGGATAACCATGCGCAAGCAGACATTGGCTGCCATCCGGGCTCACGCGGTGGCCGAGTATCCGCGCGAATGTTGCGGTCTCGTCGTCGTGGTCGATGCGAAAGAAAGGTATTGGCCGTGCCGCAACTTGGCCACGGGGACCGCGCACTTCGTGATGGCGCCGGAGGATTACGCCGAAGCTGAGGAGGCGGGCAGAATCTCGGCAATTGTTCATTCACATCCTGACATGCCTGCCACGCCGAGCGAGGCTGATCGCGTGGCTTGTGAAGCGACTGGATTGCCCTGGTTCATCGTCACCGTCTCCCAGAATGGCGTTGGTGCTGTGGAGGCCGGAGAAGTTCGTGGTTTCGCGCCGGAAGGGTATGTTGCGCCGTTGCTTGGTCGTCCCTTCGCACACGGTGTACTGGACTGCTACAGCCTGATTCGGGATGGGTACGCGCGGGAGATGGGAATCGTGCTTCCGAACTTCCGCCGAGATGATGGTTGGTGGGAGCCCGGGAGGGCTGGGGACTTGTACATGGACCACTATGCCGAAGCTGGATTTCGGCCCCTGGCGGCCGGCGAGGACATGCAATTTGGAGACGTGGTGCTGATGCAGATTTGCTCGGATCGCGTCAATCACTCTGGCATGTTCATTGGCGCACGGCCACTGAGGGAAGCACCCGATATTTTCCCCGTGCCTGACGCCATGCTCCACCACCTGTATGGGCGTGATTCCGAACGGGTCGTGTACGGCGGCTATTGGCGCGAGGCGACCCGCCTCGTGGTGCGCTATCAAGGATAGGTGATGAGCGAGAAATTGCGGGAGATCCGGCTTTATGGCTGGCTAGGAGCCCAGTTTGGCCGCACGCATTGTCTGGCGGTAGAAAGCACGGCGGAGGCGATTCGGGCGCTTTGCGTCGTCTTGCCAGGCTTCGAACAGGCCCTAGCTAGCAGCGAAGAGAAGGGGGTGCGTTATGCCTGCTTTCTCGGCAAGAGGAATATTGGGGAGGATGAGATGCGTTCCCCGCCGGGAGGTGATGCCATCCGAATTGCGCCCATTCCTGCCGGCGCGAAGAACGGTGGTCTATTCCAGACCATTCTCGGGGCGGCCCTGGTTGCCGTTTCATTCATTATTCCCCCGGCGGGGGCGTTTGGCGTGGCGGCGCTGTCCGCCGGCACTGTAGGCGCCCTGGGGGTTTCGCTTGCAATTGGAGGAGTTGTGCAATTGACCTCTCCCCAGCAACAGGGCCTGAGCGCGAAGGATGGCCCGGAGAACGGCGCCTCGTACAACTTCAATGGCCCCGTGAATACTTCCGCGCAGGGGAACCCTGTGCCTATCCTGTACGGCAGGATGATAGTCGGTAGCGCCGTGATCTCGGCGGGAATCTATGCAGAGGATCAGGTATGACGTTGCAGGGCTATCGAGCCATCAGGGCGCCTTCGGGCGCCCTTTTTATTTCTGGGGCGGCGCGGGGGACGGAGCTACCGATAGTTGGTCACGGCGGAGGGAAAAGCGGGGGAGGCGGTCGTTCTCCCAAAGAGTCCCCCGATAGCCTGCACGGCACGGCTTATGCACGAATTATTGACCTGATTTCGGAAGGGGAGGTGTTTGGCCCAGCACACGGGCCGAATGAGGCTCTGCGCGATGTGTATTTGGCCGGTACGCCAGTGGCGAACCCGGATGGATCGCTGAACGTTCCGGATATCGAAATTGACTTTCGCCCTGGCACCCAGACCCAGGACCCTCTTCCGGGATTCCCTGCTTCGGAAAGCACGGTCGCCGTGAACGCCGAGTTGAGGGCTGCATCGCCTTGGGTTCAGGCCATTACAAACCTGCAACTGTCAGCGGTGCGCGTGAATCTTGGCTTCGATGGCCTTAGTCAGGCCAGCGAAAGCAAGGGTATTGGGGGGTACCGCATTGAGTACCGCATTGAGGTCAGCACTGATGGCGGCGCTTATCAGCTTGCGTTGGCCGGAGCAGTAGATGGAAAGACGACGCAGCACTATCCGCGGTCACATCGCATAGATCTGCCAAGGGCGCGGCAGGGCTGGTCCATCCGTGTGATTCGGATTACCCCAAATGCCAGTAGCAGCACGATTGCGGATCGAATGTTCATAGATTCGTACGCGGAGGTGATCGACGCCAAGTTGCGCTATCCGATGTCTGCCGTCGTCGGCATCAAGGTAGATGCATCGCGGTTCCAGAGCATTCCGACCAGGGCGTATGACTGGAAAGGGCGCATCATCCGCGTCCCGTCGAACTATGACCCGAATTCCCGCGCTTACGTCGGCACGTGGGACGGAACTTTCAAGCTGGCATGGACGGATAACCCGGCTTGGATTTTCTTCGACCTGGTCACTAACGACCGCTATGGCTTGGGGGAGCGAATTCCCGCGGGCTGGATGGACAAGTGGGGCCTGTATCAAATCGGTCGCTATTGCGACGAACTGGTGCCTGATGGCTTTGGTGGGCAGGAACCTCGCTTCACCTGCAACTGCTATCTCCAGTCCTCCGCCGACGCCTACCGCGTCGTCCAGGATCTAGCGTCTGTGTTCCGCGGGATGGCGTATTGGGCGAGCGGATCAGTGGTCGCGGTGGCTGATATGCCCGGGGACCCCGTCTATACCTTCACGGCCGCGAATGTCATTGACGGCCGGTTCAACTACGCTGGATCTGCGTTGAACACGCGGCATACGGTCGCGCTCGTTTCCTGGAACGACCTCTCTGACATGGGGCGGCAGAAGGTCGAATACGTCGAGGACAGAGAGGCCCTGGCGCGGTACGGGCTGAAGAAGACCGAGGTGAGCGCCTTCGGGTGTACGTCTCGCGGTCAAGCGAATCGCGTAGGAAAGTGGTTGCTGCTCACGTCGCGTATGGAGACGCGATCGGTGTCTTTCTCCGTGGGGCTAGATTCCTGCCGCGTTCGTCCGGGTAGCATTATCCGCGTGGCCGATCAGAACCTTGCGGGCCGGCGTATTGGTGGGCGCATCCGTAGTGCAACAGCAACGACGATTACTGTCGACGCCGAGCTCGGCGTGCGTCCCGGCGATCGTCTGACGATAAATCTCCCCAGTGGTGTTTCGGAGACGCGCATCATTAGTACCGCGGTGGGGCAGGGGCTCACGGTGGACATGACCACGTTCACTGTCGATTCCACTGAACTTACTGCGGATATGGTTGGCCTGCCTGGAACCGTGCTGGTTCTGACCGTGACGGCGCCATATTCAGAAGTTCCAGAGGAAGAGTGCGTCTGGACGCTCGAGTCCGAGGCACTGTCGGCTCAGCGGTTTCGCGTGCTGCGAGTGCGGCGGGTCGGCGGATTGCGGGCCGATATCTCGGCCATTCAGCACGAGCCTGGGAAGTTCGACAACGTGGACTTCGGTACGCGACTGGACCCGCCGCCCGTCACGGTGATCCCCCCCAGTGTTCAGCCTCCGCCTTCGGAGGTGACGATCACATCCTATCCGGTGATCAGCCAGGGGTTCGCCAGCCACACGGCTGTGTTCTCGTGGAAGCGAGCGGAGAGCGCTGTCGCATACGATGTGCAGTGGCGTCGTGATAATTCGGAATGGGTAAACCTGCCTCGGACAGGCTCCACGAGCGTCGAGGTGCCCAACATCTACGCCGGAGCATTTCTCTGCCGCGTGCGGGCCGTGAATGCTATGGACGTCGCGTCCATCTGGGCCTCCTCGGCACAGACGCAGTTGGACGGCATTCTCGCCCCTCCGCCCACCGTTACAAGTCTGACGGCAACGTCTCTGGTGTTTGGGATCCGCCTGAAATGGGGGTTCCCGGCTGCGCCATCGATCATTGAGCGGACGGAGATCTGGTACGGCGCGTCATCTTCTTTCGCTTCCGCCCAAAAGCTTGGGGATTATGCGTTTCCGCAGGACAGCGCCACCCTGATGGGTTTGTCCGCCGGCGCTCGCCTGTACTTCTGGGCGATCCTCCGCGATCGCAACGGCGTGGCTGGAGTGCGCTACCCGGCCGGGATTGGTGTTTTGGGCCAAGCCAGTTCAGATGCGGGCGAGATCCTTGAATACCTGAAGGGAAAGATCACCCAGACGCAGTTGGCACAGGATGTACTCGCGCCGATGGAGAAAATTCCGGCTCTGGAAACTCGCATCTCGGAGGAGGAGACCATACGGCAGGCACAGAATTCCGCCATGGCGCAGTCGATCCAACAGGTAAGCGCGAAGGTGGAATCGGAGTCGGCCGTTGTGCAACAGAAGCTGGAGGCATTGGCCGATGCCGACGGAGCGCTGGGCCGAAGGGTCGACACCGTGCAGGCTGCCGCGGATGATGCCTTTGCCGCGGTAGAGGAGACGAGCGAGGCTATCGCCAAGACCAACGGTGACCTGGCTGCGATGTGGAGCATCAAGACGCAGACTACTGCGGGGGGGAAGACGTACATCGCGGGCATTGGTGTCGGCGTCGAAAACACCGGCGGAGTGGTTGAGTCGCAGGTGATCGTTGCGGCAGACAAGTTCGCCGTGATCCATCCCAACGGAGCACAGGTGACCTTGCCGTTCGTGATCGTTGGCGGCCAGGTGTTCATGGATGATCTGCTCGTCCGGAATGCTTCTATTGGTGCGGCCAAGTTCAAGGACTTCTTGGACTCCGACGCGACCGGATACGCAGGGCGGCCGCTGTTGCGGTTGAATTTCCGTACCGGCGCTGCCGAATTTAACGGCCAAAGCTCGGATGGATCGCGTACCGAGATTAACAACCGGGGTATGCGGTACTACTACCCCAATGGCGTGCTTGGCGCGCGCTTCGGAGGTGGCTGATGGCGATTGCACCGCTTCAGGTGTGGGATAGCCAGGGGCGCATGCTCATAAACTTCAGCACGCGCATCGCCCGCCAGCTTGGAGTCGTTTGGACGGGCACGAGCGACGGTGGGGTGTATCTCCCGGAACTTGCGACCGCGGATGGTTGGATTGCCGTGCAGGCGCTGGGGGATTATGGGTTCAACAATGCGCCGATGATCAGCCGCGTAGGTGGGGCGATCTCCTGGCGCTTTGTCCCTGGTCATCCTAACGGGCGCGTGAACGCCAAGATTCTTTACGGGGTGCGTTGATGGCTGATGCTGCAGTAGTCCTCTACAACGAAGCGGGAAACCTCATCGTTGATAGCCGGAACGTGAACATGTTCCTACGGTATTCCGGAATTGCTGGCGGAGCGGATCGGTTCGCGAACATCGTGGTGAATTGCATCGACCCGGTGCTGTTCTTTCGGCCGATCTCCGAATACGGCGGCGTGGAAGCGATGTTCCGCAGTGGCAACGAGGTGACCTATCGATTCCGGGGGCAATGCGAGTACTACATTTTTGATCGCCCCTGGAAAACAGGCGGACCGATCGATATCTGGGCGCAGGATGGGACGCATATCTTCATGAGCACGGCGCGACCCATGAACGTGCTGCAAACCATCGATCTTCCCAATTACTTCGACGCCTATCGCCAGGCGTATCGGGATGGTTGGACCTATGCCGGCCTGCCCACGTCCAAGTACGCGTACAACGTGTCCTTCACTCGCCAGGGGTATGACTGCATGCCCATGGCGGGCGGGGGATGGTCGGCCTGGCTTTGCAACGAGCGGATCTATTCAACGGCGAACGGGCTCCGCGTCAGCTTTCCCGAGTACGGCATGCGGTTTCTGAGCTGGGCGCCGCTCTTCAGCAATGTGTTCATGAGCTACGCGGGGGCTTGCCCCGTTTCATTTATCGACGTTACCGGATGGCTATGACGGCCGATGGACAGCTGCCCGCCGAGCGCGGGCCTTTTTTTGGGGAGTGCAGATAGATGGCAGAACCTGCAAGCACGGGTGTTGTGGCGGTGGCGGCCGCGGGCGTGACACTCGCCGGCCTGCTGCCGGGAATTGACGGCAATGCTCTCATCGGGGCGTTTGCCGGGGCATCGCTCTTTGTGGTGTCGCGCAAGGAAGGTGGCCTGCTGTCGCGCGGCATCTACTGGGCCATTTCGTTCGTGATCGGCTATCTGGCCGCACCGGATGTTGTGGCGCTGACGCCGATCAAGGAAACCGCCATCGCGGCGTTCGGTGCTGCGGCGTTGGTCGTGACTATCGCCCTGGCGGCAATCGAGCGCATCAAGACGTTCGACTTCACCGTGATCTTCAAGAAGGGGAGCTGAAATGCAACCTGCCGAAATGATCAGCATGGGCCACCAGCATCTGGTGGCCCTTTTGTTTGTAGTGGCGAATTTCGCTTCCGCGGTGCGGCTCCTGCTGTATCGCCGGAAGGGCGCCCGGTTCCGCCGCGGGATGTCCTGGCTGGCCTATCTGCTCATCGTGGGCACGGGCGGCCAGGCCCTGGACTTGCTCGTGCGGCATGAGCCTGTGACGGTGTGGCAGGCGGTGGTGGCGGTCTTGATCGCCGTGTTGGTGTATCGCGCCCAGGGGAATGTGGCGTGCATTGTGAGGATCAATCCATGACGCTGAAAGAGATTATCGCCGGGGCGATCAACCCGGCGCTGGCGCTGCTGCCGGCCAAGATGGACACGGCTGCGGCGCGGGTCCAGCTCCTGGCCATCGGACTGCAGGAATCCGAATTCGAACATCGGCGCCAGTTGGTGGGGAGTCCGCCGCGGCCGGTCGGGCCTGCCAAGAGCTTCTGGCAGGCCGAGCAGGGCGGCGGGATGGTCCGCGGCGTTCGGCTGCACACCGCCACTCGCGCCGCAGCTGCGCATCTGTACGAGGCCCGGGGCGTACCCGCGCGGGACGCGGCGATCTGGGATGCCATCGAGTTTGACGACGTGCTGGCGGCTGGCCTGGCGCGGTTGCTGCTCTGGAGCGATCCGGGCCCGCTGCCCAGGGTTGGCGACGCCGAGGGTGCCTGGAGGCTGTACCTCCGCACCTGGCGGCCCGGCGCGTACGCGCGCGGTACGGCGGCCCAGCGGGCAGGCCTGCGCAAGAAATGGGCCAGCAATTACGTCCAGGCCCTGGAAGAGATAGGGGGCGGCCATGTTGGCGTGGCTTGAACGTATCAAAGGCTGGCTCTTACTGGTCGGCCTGGCGCTGGTGACGCTGGCCAGCGTCTTCTATCGGGGGCGCGCGACGGGGCGCCAGGCGGAGAGGCAAGAGCGGCAGGATCAGATCAACGAACAGGCGGCCCAGGCCCGCCAGGAGGTGCGCGATGTGCAGGACCACGTGGCCCGTCAAAATGATGGTGCTGTCGTTGCTGATCTCAAGTCTCGCTGGGTGCGCGGCCCTGGTTCGGGTGGGCGTTGAGTATTGCGACCATGCCCGGCCGATCTACTTTGATTCGGAGACTCAGGTCGATCAGACACCGGCGGCGATTAGACGCGAAGTGCTGGAAGGGAACGAGACTTGGCGCCGCCTGTGTAGTGGGAGGTAAGTCCCTACGATATGTTCGAGACAGCGCTTTTCCAGGAGGCCGACTCATCGGGCGAGGAGTGTGCTGGTCAGTGCAAACGGCGCATGGCGCATAGGGCAGCTGCACGTTCAGCCTTAGCCCGGCGGTTGTCAGTCTCGGCTTGCCAGCCCTGCTCCCAGGCGTCGACCTTTTGTTTCCATGTCGAGATGGATTCACCAGTGTAGCTGGGCAACGCCCTCGCACGAAAGTATGGGCAATCGAACAAAGTCAAACCATCCCACGCCGCCTGTGCTCCAAGCTCTTGGATGTCGTCGCGCGGCATTGGCCGTCCTTCAAAAGTACATTTGGGGGGATTCTCATTCTCGCGTCCTCGCTGCGTGACTTAGTGCTGACCGGCCGGAGGAGTCTTTTTGTCGTTTTGGCCTGCCTGAGTAGCCTTGCGGGCTGCATCTTCCTTCTGTTGCTGGCTTTGCTGCTCGGCTTGCTTTTGGGTGCGGGTGCCTTGGTCGGGCTGCGTGGATGAATTGGATGATGCATGTTGACGAACGGTCGAAGACATTTTGCTCACCTTTACAGTTGATGTGACGAAGATGCCACCCGTCCAACGTACGCCGGTCTGATGACATTCCCTAGGCTTCAATTGAAACAAGCTCTGTTGAGCCCGGGGCCGGAACATGATGAGGGCGGCGCAGTGCGCAAGTTGAAGATAACTCCCTGCGGGCTGACGTTGATGCCCAGGCGCCGACGGCTGCACGTCCGTGCCATCTAGCCCGCCGTCCGCGGTGGAGTGCCAGAAGCCCGAGCCGCCGCCAGCGTGGTTAACGGAGCCGGCGTCGAACTTGATGCCGCTGCTTAGTCGGATTTCTTCGCCCTCCGGGCGGGAATTCGACGGCTAACGGCGCAGCTGGAGGCTTGTCAAATTCGTTGAAGACCGGGTGACGCATAGTGCGGTTCCGGCACGGCGCTTGCTGCACAAAATTCACATCGTTGGGAGGGATGCCATGACGGGCGACGAATTTGTTTCTAAGATGATCCTTTTGCCCCGTCTGGAAAAATTGGAATTTGGTGACTGGGCAGATGTTTTGGACGCGTATGCGGAGATTCTGGTCCGTATTGAGGGGAGGCTAAGTACCAGTGAAACTGCGGATTTAATGGGCGTAGGAGCGGAGTTCTATCGCACACTGGCCCGGTGTGAAGACTATAGGCGGTATGCAATTCCCCTCAGATGAAAGAAAGGCGCCCCTAAGATGGAGAGCCTTTTTTGGTGTTGCAGAGAATTATGCCCTCTTAGGGCCGGTCGAGCTTCGGCGCCAGCTCGTCGTGCATCGCTTTTCAACTTCCGATTTCCATCCGTCCTCCCAAGCTTCCACCTTGGTTCGCCACTCCCACGGGCGTTCCCCTGTATGGCGCGGGCATGGCCCGCGCACGGAGGAATGGGCAATCGAGCAACGTTAAACCAACTTGCGCCGAAAGCGCGCCGAGCTTCTGGATGTCCATTTTCATGGTAGTACCCTCCAAAAGTTGCGAGCCTTCAGTATGCAATTCAGGCTACGCCATGCGCAATAGTGTATTCGTACAGAGATGTAGGTATTTTTTTCTAGGCCATCGAGTGTCCGTGCCACAGTTTCAGGCCTGACGAAATAAGGTGTCGCAGCTCGAAGGTGGGACGCCAGGCGGGAGATGCCGATCAGTGTTTTCGGTGGGTGTGTTGCAGCAGGTTAACTAGGTGGCCATAGCCCGGACGGCGGCTCACCTGCCTCATGTGCTGGTGTAGCTCCTCTTCAGCCGACTGGACTTGCACCCTTCCGGCTGGCCTAACAAGCGTGGCGTATGGATCTTGCAGTTTGTCCTTCCATTCTGCCGATTTTTCACCTCGCAAAAAGGGGGAGTGTGGGTCGTACTTGCCCATAGCCATCTCCTAAGTGATTGGTGAAAGCGAGCGTCAAGAAAGGTCTCCCGAATGAAAATCCCACTGCGCCCTCGAGCGCGATTTCAAACCCTTCCGCGCCCGCCACATTGGCGACTCATCTGCACTACCCCTTTCACAAGGAAGAAGGCAGCGGACGCTGCACCAAAGCACATTGTCAGCACCAAGAAAATGCGTGGCGCAAAGCAGGGAAACGGCGTTAACTTTCACTTTCAGGCCGCTTGTGCGCGACGGCGATACCTACGGTTCCATCGGGCATACGGTATTTGCCGCCGGATAGCCACGTAACGAGGTCTCCGGTTGGCAAGGTACAGACATAGTGTGTGACAGGCTTGCCATCTGCGCTGCGGTTGCTTACGAGCCTTCGCTCAACACGGCAGGTAGAACGATCCGGCATTTTGACAATGACATCCGATAGTCGAGGTCCCGGCGCCATAATGCATTCCTCCAGAAGCCAATCCTCTGAGGCCAATTCGGCCAACGTAGATGGGCGAATCAGAAGTGTCGTCAGTGCGTACGGCTATCTATTTATCACATGTCGTGTCACGACACAATTATCCTTGCCGCCCACAAGTAGCTGGCTCGGGTGCTGCGCATCGTTCGCAACTCAAATGTATCGTCCGATACCAATGGTGAGGGTTGACTTCTCGGATTTCCCCGAAGCAAGGTTGAGAATTGGACTGTAAATTCTTGTCGATTTGTGCGGCCTCTGTCGGCCTAATGTCTCGGCGAACAATCCGCTTGCGAGGCACCCGATGAAAAGTCAAATTTGCTTTGCCTGGGAGTTCTCCTGGGCTCAGTCACTCTGTCTATGCCGGTGGTGGCTGATCCTTGGAAAGACGAATCCGGTCATGGGCGCCCCTACTATGGTGGCCACTACGAAGGCGGAGACCATAAGCAGGAGTATTGGGATGGAAACTGCAAGGTCGAGCGCAAGTGGAAGGGCAATGGCGATTACAAAGAAGAACGAAAATGCAAGGGGCCTCGGTACTATGGGCGCCCCGATGTTGCGTACCCAGCCTACCCGCAATCGGGAATCTCTGTTGAGCCTGGGATCATCATCCAGGGGACGGCGGTGATCCGCTAGGTCGTGCCAACGATCTTTGTAAGACGGCCGTGTAGCTAAGCCATTACTCCCCGTTCCGTTTCATCCACCATATCGTAGTAGGACTTCCGACAATCTCCTCAAAGCCCGAGACCAGTTAGCTGCGAATTGGATCAAGTGCTAGCCTATTGCGCGTCAACTTCATCGAGACGTCGGCGTGCGTACCGCGATCCAGATCGGTTCCTGGCCCTGCCGTACACTCGGGTAGGTCAAGCAGTTCCCCCGCAACCTCTCCTGCTTCAATTCGACGAGTGATGTCGTCGAGCAGGAGCGTGCGCGAAGCGAACCCTCGGCCCGTGAGGCCTCGTGCGAACAGGCGGTAGGCCAAATTGGGCTCGGCCCCTTTCATGACGCCGAGGTCAAAAATCCTGCCTTGTTCATTCCGAAGGAAGAGGTGTCCGGGCCGAGCGTAGATTCTGTACACCCGCCAAGGCGACAAGGTCACTGAGTGCGGAATCGGCTGACGTTCTCGGCGGCCATCTTGATGATGGAAAGATGCCGTGGGTGGGAGGATCTTTCTGCAAGCGGTGATGACGCGCGCAAATGATGTACTGACAAGCTTCATCATGATGTAACGGCCTAAAGGAATCGAAGCGCGGCGTAGCCACGAGATAGTAGCGTACAGATGTGGTGGATCGGGATCGGTACACGACAACGCTGGCTCTCGCAACCACGCGACGAGTCAGCGTCTACTCACAAACTTTCCAGCCTCCATCAGCAGCTAGCCAGCTGCGTTTTTGTGGTAGGAATAGGCTGAAAGTGTGTGACTCGCTACTGTGGGGTACGTTGCTTCAGCGGGTCGTTCTGCGCTTGCTTGCGAGCCGCCTCGTCTTTTTGTTCCTGGCTTTGCTGCTCTTGCTGTTTGTTGGGTTGGTCACCCTGGCCAGGTTGGGTGGGAGGGCCTGCAGCGCTGAAGCGGGTAGGGAATGTCATGATGTTTACCTTTTTGGTTGCCGTGGCGAGTGCCACATACCTACAGTACGCCCTGCAGTAGCTCTGACCTAAGACTAAATTGAAACAGGGCTAAGTCGTGGAGTGGTGCTAGGCCTACAATAATTTCGTGCAATCCTGTCGGAGGCCGCGCCATGTCACAGACAACGGGTACTAAAGCGCTGGAACGCTGGGACGATGAGGGAGGCTCGCAATTGGTTTCGCTAGCCCAGTCGTTCGCCATCGAGGAATTTGAGGTGTCGGAGCGCCGAATACTCGCCTTTCTAGGGGCATCGGTATTGAGCCTATGGGACGAACTCCCAGCTGATGCGCGGCAGCGGGTATTGAATCGCGAGGTCGCTCAAGCAGCATTCGACAGGTCTGCACTCAAGGCGAGGATCGCACGCATTGCCGGGGAAGATCCTCTTTCGGGAGAGAAGCATGACTCGCGATCCTGAGGACTCGGACATTGAGCGCTGGCTTAATGAAGGTGGCGTGCGACTGCCCACGTCAGTTGACATGTTAGATGCAGGGAGACTTGACGAAGGCGAGCGGCGGGTCATCGCTTGCCTCGGGGCCGCAACCTTGAGCATCTGGCACGAAATGCCGGCTGAAATTCGGAGGAAGGTGCTACAGAGCGCCCTTAGCGCGGCTACCTATGACGCGGCATTGCTAAAAGAAGAGGTTGCGTTGTTCCTAAGGAGAGGCCAAAACTCTTAATAAAAACGGGACGTGCGCGTACAAAGAGTGTGTCTTCACGGTATCCGCCTTGTTCAAGCAGCTGAGAGATTTGACGACCGCGAGGTTTAATTTGCTCGTCGTCCCAATTAATTGTCAGGCGATTGAGAACTTTTCGGTCGATACCACACATTCGCGCCCAGCCACTTTCCGTCAAGTATGGGATGCCGTATCCAGGACTCCCATTTCGACCCCATCAATTTCAGCCTGGGCTTCGACCTTAAATAGGGGGTGCTGCGCCTTCAACGTACCCCGGGACTGGTCCGCCATAACAACCTCCTAAGCCTTTGATCTAAAGAAACTGTGGGGTGGGCCTAAGCCCGTGCAGATTGGGCCACTTCACCCAGTTACTAAAAATTCCCAGCCTTTCAGTATGTGCGAAGCGGATAAGGTCTGTGGACTCTGTCAAAGGTTGGTTCAGCTAGCCTATTGCTACGACCGCGCCCACTGCCCCACCTCATCGTCCCGGAGCCTGGCGCCAGTCTGGACGAAAACGCCCAACCCGTGAGGGGGCTGGGGCGAATGACGTGCAGCCAGCCGGCGTCGGAGTTGCAGGAGTTCAAAATGTAACACTATGAAAAGGTGGGCCAAGCCTGCTTCTTGAGCGCGGCTAGTGGATGCACATCGGCCCTCCAGTTGGGAGTGCCTGCATAGGGCCGGCCTGCCGGTAGACGTCACAAGGAAGCTAGAGTGGCGCCGCGCCGGTGGCTTTGATGTAGGCTTAGTCTTCGCATGAAATGCCGCCGTCATATGGATCGGAGCTGACATGAGGGTATTGACCTACGGCTGGGCCCAATCAATTGAAACGTTGTTAGAGCCGGAGCAGGAAACGTTGGCTCGGCTGATAGCGGCGGAGGCTCGCGTCCCACCATACATCCGTGATGAGCGCAAAGCCGTCCATGTCGCCTTGAAAGAACTACAAGAATATCTTCAAGCGCGCGCCAATGAATTGCTCGAGGCTCAAGCTGTTCATTTGAATGAGGGAAAGAAAAAGCGTAATTCACAAGGCCCCTCCCTTGTGCTCGGCCATACCTGGAAAGCCGCGATACGTGAAGGGCTGCTGCTATTTCCGAAACACAAGGCGCATGCACTGCGGGTCACGCTTCGCGGGTGGGAACGGGCGCTGAATCTCGCTGACGATTTGTTTACCATGGCCTCGCTTCGCGGCTATGAGCCTGTGCCGTGGAAAATGTGGGACAAGACTTTTAAGATTCGCGCGGTGGAGGCTGAGCTTGACCTAAGGATTATGGAGAAGCTGGCGCGAGTCCAGGACGATGGCGAGGGTTCGGCGACGGGGACACCTTACGAAAACTACTTCACAACTACCCGCTCACTGTCGATTTATCTCAACCGCGCCGGCGGGGAAGTCGAGGTGGTCGAAAAGGAAGGGGTACCTCTTGAAGACCAGCTGGAGGAGCTATTTGATCAGATTCCCCGCGAGCTCGTACTCGATCTCGCGCAGAATCGAAAGTGGCAACGAGACAAGGAAGCAGACGCCGAAGCACGTCAAGCAGAGTTAGAGCTGAAGCGGCTGAAGGATGCAGAGGCCGCTAGGCGAAGCAGGTTGGAAGACGAAGCGCAGAATTGGCACCGTGCGATCATGATTCGGCAGTACGCTGAAGAGATAGAGCGGGCCATGCTTCCCGATATGGGTGATGCAGCGAAAGAGTGGGTTAAGTGGGCGCGTACGGTTGCTGATGAGGTCGACCCAACCTCAAAGCGTTGCAATCAACTCAGGCATACGGCAGGGATGACGTCCCCAGATGGCAAGGAGGATGCCAGTGCGTCGAACAATACAGCGCGCGGAGCTATACGACAGGGTATGGAAAGTCCCGATTTCGAAGCTTTGCCAAGAGTATGGCCTCTCAGACAATGGACTGCGTAAAGTTTGCCGCAGGTTGGGCGTGCCTGTACCAGAAAGAGGGTACTGGGCAAAGCAGGCCGTTGGAAAGGCGCGTGCGCGGCCGAAGCTTCCTGCTTTGGCAGGAAAGCCCGCTTCAGAGACCGTGACCACTAGGGATGAGACCGCACCATCTCGTGCTATGAGGTCCGAGACGAAGGCGATTCTGGAAAGGGACCTAGTATTCGAGAAGGATTCAAGCAATCGCGTGGATGCCCATGATCTGCCTATGCATAAAGCAATATTGTCTGTGCAACAGCGACTCGTTCGACGGGTGAAGGAGTGGCAGAAGGCTCGTAAAGATCACGAGGCGGCCCTGCGAAGATCTGAGAATAGGCCTTGGGAGCCGAATTGGTCCGCGTTGAACTCCGGGCTGAGGTGGCCGGATTTTGAGGAAAAGGGCGGCTACCTGTTCTTAAAGAACGAGCCATGCGTGGCAAGGGTGACCGAAAAACAGATAGGCCGCGCGGTGGCAATTTTGAACGCAGTCGCGCATGCGGCTTCCAGCCGCGGGTATACGTTCTTGGTGCCAGAGGCTAAGGCAGGAGCTTTAACTCTAAGACGAAGAGGTGTCGATACGCTCTTGCGATTGACCGAGCATGCAACGGTCAAGGAGGTAAAGGATAAAAGCATCTTCTATGCGCACCTGGGCGGTATACGGAAAGAGCCTCATCCGACGGGGAAATTACGGATTCATTTCAGGATATCGACACGCCCTGAGAAGTTCGTGTCCGATGAAGACGGGCCGCTGGAAGAGCAGTTAAACGACATTTTCGCCAGACTCGCTAAGGCCGAAGCTGCATATGCTGAACATCTTCATCGCGAGGCCATCCAAGAGAAATTGCGCGAGGAGGCGCAAGTTCGATGGATTGAAAGGCAGCAACAGTTGGAGCAGGAGCGGAAGGCACAGCAGCTCATCGAGACGCAGTTGCAGCGGGAAAAAGAGGAGAGGGAAAACTTCTTGCGGGACCTATGCGCAGAAGCTGACGCTTGGCGGAAGTCGCAATCAGTGGAGTGTTATTTGAGACATCTTCGCGAGGCATCGGGGAATTCGGCTTCAAGCGAGTTGAGAGAATGGCTCTCTCGGGCGGAAGAAGCTATGAGAGAGCTTGATCCCACCACTCGGCGCCTTGGTAGTTGAGAGTTTTGGCAGGCGACTACAAAGCGGGTCCTGCGGAAAGCGCCGTTTCCAAAGCTGAGCCGAGCGCCTTCCAAGCCTCGCGCATTTGGCTCGAGTGATCGCTGTGTAGATAGTGCCGTCGAATTTTGGCGCTGCCCGTATGAATGACATGGTTCTGGCAAAGGTCGATAACCTTGTCTTCAATTCCGATTGTCTCCATTAGAGTGGCTCCTGTCCGGCGCAGATCGTGCGCAGTCCAGTTTCCGTTTCGTCCACTCGCGAGAACAAGACTGTTGTCGTTGCGCCGCCCCTTCAGGGCTTTGCGGTTCATGAACATCACCTGACGGTCGCCTATCTGCTTGCCCACAGTCGATTCTGATACGTGCCCCTCTGCTTGCTTGGCTGGGAAGCACCAAATTCCTTTGCCGGTCTTTTCATACAAGCGCTCAAATTGCATTTTCGCGAATGGCGACAGAAACACTGTGAGCGCGCGCTGCCCGGCTTTTGTCTTCTTGACGTTTTCTTTGGGTATATACCAAGTGCCCACGGCCAGGTCGACATGTTCCCAACGGGCCTTGAGCGTTTCGCCGATGCGGGAAAGTGTGGAGAGGCAGATCCATACCGCCACCTGGGTTTCAAGTGCGATAGGACGTATGGCGCGCCGCCTATCCTCGGCGGTGGCGTACTCACACTCCATGCGCTCGAAGATTGCCTGCAACTCTCGGATCTCGTCCAGGCTTAGAACGCGGTCGCGTATGTTCGCCAAGTCGTAGTCCTTCTCCACTATCTTGGGGATCTCGATGAGGTCTGTAGGATTGCCCTCTATGAGTAGGGCTCGCCAGGGCTTTCTTTTTTCGCCCCAGACCAGCATTTGTCGTATGGCGGTAAAGACCACTACAGCAAGCCTGTTCGCTCCTCGCGCCACAATCAGCCTCAGCAGCGCTCTGATGCCGTGCTCATCCAGATTCCGCAGCGCTGTGGTTCCGATATGTGGCAACACGTCCTTCTGAAAAACGCGCTTGAGTTCTGCATTGTCGTCCGAGCGCCGCACACCGTCGGTGATCCAGGCGTCATAGAGGTCCTTCACTGTAAGGTCATCAGCTTGACGTCGATCTTCTTCGGCGAGGGTTGCTTCAATCTGACGCTGAGCCTCAATCCGAACAACCCGCTTTTGATCGCTTGGATTCACTCCGGTCCTGACCCATTCACGGGCTTGGTCGCGAGTTACGCGGATCTGATCCAGCGATAGGCTTGGCCATGTGCCGCAATAGTGGCGCTTCGTCTTGCCCTCCCACTTATAGGCGTACCTCCAAGCTACGGAGGTTTTTGCGCCGTGCTGTCGAACCTCTCCCTGCAGGCCGTCACCGTCGGCCAACGTGTCGCCTTTCCAGGAAGGTGGGATAGCTTCTAGTTCCTTGACGGTCCAGCGGAAGCCTTTACCTCGTTTCGGATATCTGTTCAT